AAGGCACAATCAAAGAATAACTTGCAGATAAAGCTAATGCACTACCAATTATTGCACCTACCTTACCTATTGTTGATAAAATTAAGAGAACATTTGATGTTGCACCATCTGACATTAAACGAGTTTCCTTACCTATATTTAAGTAAGATGACATTAAGGTAGTTTTTAGCTTCTCAAAAGATAGATTTACAAAACCTACATTGTTTGAGAATGCTCTAAACATACCATCCATAAGACCTTCATTAATTTGTATTGCATTGGATAGTGTCTGTTCAAATTGTTTATATGACTCATCTAATGTAAATACACCTGATTGTATACCTGATAAGATTTCTTGGAAATTACCACCTAAAGTAACCAAGTTAAAGAAGGATAGTAGTAAATCATTACCAAATAAATTGTATGCAAATGATTGAGCACCTAATTCATCTAATTGTTTCTGTATAAATAGTTCTTGATTGCCTGCAAAATCTGCATACGAATAGTTGCCTGAAACACCTTTAGCAATAATAGGCATTTGCTCGCCAATTTTATATTTAGTACCTTGATTAGCAATGGATTTACCTGAATAGAATTTCTTACCATTTTCTTCAACAATCTTAGAGTTTTCACCTATACCCCTAATTAGTTCATATACACCACCACCTAAATCTTTTAATACATTTGATTTAACAAGTTCTGCCGCTAATTCAGGTGTGAGTGATTGTAGACCTTTGCTTAAACTATCCATTTCACCTTTAAGTCCAAGCATAACCTGTGACATAGAGTTCATTGTGCCTTGTTCAAGTGTAATCCCTTTACCTTTAGCAAATGTTTCAATTAGTGCTGGTATTTGATCAAATTGACCTGTACCTGCAAGATTACTTAATTGTTTAGTAGTATTCTCATCTAACATGATTTGATTTAGTAATTGCTTAAATCCTGATGCATTTGTAAGTTTTAAAATCTCATCATTTTGTAGATTTGCAGTGGATAATGCTTTTGCAGTTTTTCTAACTTTAGGTTGAAGTGTTAATCCTTGCTTACCTTGTGTTTGTAATTCAACTTGTTTTTCTTCAATTTGCCTATCAATATTTTGTTGCATTAAGATAAAACCTCTTTGGAATGCATGTAAATATTCACCTGTTTCAGCACCTGATTTTGCATTTAGTAATTTACCTGACATAGCTAGAAATTCAGGGAATGTAGTCGCATAGAATTTTTGATTTAATCCCATATTTCTAACCAATACATCGCCTACATTCTTAATTGTAAGAGGTGTCTTATTAAATGCAGTAATCATTTGATCAAGATAAGTGCCTAAATGTTGTGTATTTTCTGCAAAATCAGTTTGGTAACCTGGACTTGCTACATTTAATACTTGGTGAACAAGTTTGCCTGCCTCAAGTAATGCAGTATCTGCTCCACCAAGTTCATCTGTAAATGTAGCACCTAATTGTACGATTTTATCAAGCATACTAACATTACCATCTTTAGTTTTTACATTCTTTTCTGTAAGTACACCTGGATCAATACCCTTAGAGATCATATCAGTGAACATCGCTGTAATTTGACCTTGAGAGAATTTAGTCGTTTGGTATAATCTTTGAATTTCTGTATCTGCTTTTTTAGCCATATCAATTCTAGATTGTTGTGCATTACTTAATGTTGCATTGATAAAATTGTTTAAATCAGTACCTGTTTTATTATCATATTCAATTTTAAAGTTCTCTACATCTGCTTGTTTAGCACCTATAAATAACATAGATTTAATTAAGCTATCAAAATCTTTCATATATTTAGGATCAGAATTTGCAAGAGCCTTAGCCTTAGCAAGATCATTAGAGATGTTTAAACTCATTGTAGGTAATATTTTATCTTTAAATTTTTGCATATCACCAAATGCACCTTGAGTATTAAGCACAACATCTAAAGATAGTCTTTCTTGTTCATTCTTCTTAAATTGTTCTAGGGATTTATTAAGTAATTCATCTGCAACACCTTTAAGTTTAAGAAAGTTTTCAACAATTCTTGTAATACCTTGATCAAAGTTCTGTAATTGTTGAGCAACATCACCAAATGCATTACCCATAGATTTAGCAGTATCTTTTGCACCATTTTCAGTATTGTCTAGTGCTTTCTGTGTATTATCTAGTGATGTTTTTAGTGCATTTAGTGATTGTATTGCCCCTGCAGTATCTACACTGATTGCTATGTTATAATTTGCCATTTTGTAAATCTCCGTTTTTTTAGTGTATATTATCTAACATGATTTTATACCATATAAACTAGAGATTTATTATTTCTTTTTCATTGCTTGTTGTTCTTTTTGTATAATTTGTCGTAGTTCTTCTACATAGCGATTTCTACGATAAATAGGCAATGATAATGTATCTGTTTCCGACCAATGCCATCTTTCAGCAAAAGCAACCACAGTATTTGTAAGATTTTGCCTTATTTTCTCAGCACTCTCTTGCCATTTTGAGTAGTTTTGGTCACTGCTTTCGCCTTTGAATTGAAAAAACTTGTTACATCAATACCAAATCTATGACGATGACCACATGATTGACACTCTAATTCAATATCAGTTTGTAATCCAGGTGCTTGTTCTGCAATTTGTTTAAATGCATGCATTCTTTCATCACTAGACATTCTTCTAATTTGTTCATCGCTAGGAACATGATCAAGTCCTACAACGGATTTTAAACCTAAAGAAAGGGAAGATGTAAGAACTTGTGAGCCTTCAAGTGTTGCCAAGTGTTCTTGTTGCTTACCTGTAAGGAATGACCATGTAGCAAGTTTATGTCTTTGACCGTTTTCCATAAATCCTTTGGAAAATTCAATGTCAAGTTGTGTATTTTCTGTATCTGCCCAATCATATACATCTAACTCTGTAATGTCGATTTCATATTCATTATCACTATCACATTCAGGGCATACAACCTTACTTAAATCAAGTTTCTCTGTATCACCTAAAGCACGAATACAAAAGAATAGGAAATCTCTATCATAAGAAAACATTTCTCTTACAATCTTCTCATCAATCAATTCAGCAGAGTTTCTTTTCTTAGGAATTAAGCCCTTGATTTCTTGAATTGATCTTCTTAGTAAAATGGTCAATGCTTTTGCACCATTGTTTTTGATTGCTTTAGATGACATGTTTTCTTCATCATAGCCATTCATTGCATCAATTGTAATTTCTCTATATACTTTACCGTCAATACGAATACCAACAGGTAGCACGACTTCATTAGATATTGTAAGCATAGCTTTATCCTATCATTGTGATATGGTTTTTTTAACTTTCCGTTTTTCTATGCTATGTTTATATAAATTATATTAGTGATTGTCAATAATTGTATAAGCTAAAGAAATTATCTACGTTCCCCAACATTAGAGTATTTTGTTTCAAGCATGTCTGAACAAGCAACTTCTAGTGTTTCCAAAAGAATGTCATTACCTGTTGCATCAAGATCACCAATTTGTCTACTAACAACAAAACAATCTTTAAGTACAATTTCTCTTTGAATGATATTGTTACGATCTTTAATCTTGATAGTTACATCTCTCATTGGTGATGGTGCATTTGCTATGACTGCATTAGCCGCAGTATCAGGATTATAGCTTGCATTGATCCAATCAATCAAATCACTATCACTTGAAAATCCACGTTCAAAAGTAACATTGGAAATGCTTGCTTGACCAGGATATTTTCTAACTACTAATTTATCGCTACCTTCACGATATTCAATTTCTTCAATTGTTTTTTCTAAACCTGTTACAGATTGAAATTGAATACTAGTTGAAATACCAGCAATACCAACTTCAAACTTAAAGTTTCTCATCAATAAATCTGCCATTTTTGTTTTTCCTTTATCTAGTGTTTATGTAGCTAAGATATTACTCTTGAATGCTACCACCTGATTGTGTTTGTGTGAAAGTAAAGACAATAAATTCTGCAGGTCTTTGGAATGCAACACCAATTTCACCACTTAGGATACCTTGATTAATATCTTCTTGTGAATTTGTGCTTGCATCAATCTTTACAAAGAATGCATCTTTAACATTTGAGCCTGCAAGTTGACCATTATTCCACATACCTGTAAGGAATGCAGAAATGTTATTGCTAAGAATTGACCATAATGCAGGATTATTCTTTTGAAACAGATATTGTTTAGTAGAAAGTCTTACTGTTTCTTGAATAAAATTCATTGTTCTTCTAAGGGGAATATAGAGATATTGTGGTAATGATGATAATGTTCTAGCACCAAATACAAAAATACCCTTACCACCTGTTGCTAAATCAAGCAAGCGAATGCAATTTACACCTGCAGGATTTAAAAATTCTTGTTCAGCATCAGATACGACTCTTTCAAGTGCTACAAGTCCTGACAATTGACCAAATTTATTTAAGCCTGCTGCTGCACTTGATACACCACCTTCAGGGGCAGGAATACCATCAACCTTAGCAAATAAACCTGCAATATGTCCACAAGGTGGGATAGTAATGGTAGCAGATTGACCTGGACGAGCAGGGTCTTGTACCTTGATATGTGGGTAATATAAAGCACCCCAATAGCTATCAACACCTAATGTTGCTTTACGATAGCTATCAATTTCAGAAGGTGTAAGTCCTTTAGGTGCATCTAAAATAGCAAATTTACCACGAGTTTCAGCATAGCTTAATAATGCACTATGGAAAATTTCATTTGCACGAATAAGTCCATCTGAATTATCTGTAGATTGTGGAGCTACAATTAAGCTAAAGTCATTGACATTATCAAGAGCATGTAAGCCAAATCCCATAGTAGAATTACCAATAAAGCTATCTGAGTCAAAGGATAATTTTTCTGATTGACCAAAGATAAATGCTTGTACAGTTTCAGCAAGAGAAGTAACACCTACAAATTCAGGTGCATCTAAAGAGTAATCGAATTGAGAATCATCTACCATAATGAAAGAAGAGCCTGCAACATCATCATTGATAACTAATCCAATGTAATCGCTAGCAAATGGATTAAGAGATACTTGCTTAAATGTTTCAAGTACATTATCCGCACTATCTTTTACTTTAAGATCATAGTGTAAAGAGTTAATTGTGCAAGCTGTAGTAAATGCTGAGTCAAGAGCAGATGCAAGGAATACCTTATTTTGTACTGCACCTGCAACAACAGTAGTTTCTACCTTAGTGACTTCTAAATATTCAGTAGTGCCACCTTCAGCAATTTTAAGGATAGTGCCTGCAGAGATACCAATTACTTGTTTCATCAAGATAAACAAAGCACCACCAGATGCATTTGCCTTTAGGTCACCATTTGCATTAGCTACATATTTTGAGTTAAGTTTAAGAGATACCTTTAATTTATCCCCTTCTTCCCCAAATGCTTGAAATCCTTTGTAACCTGCTTTGAAAGTAAAATCACCAATAGTAGCAGAAGATGGGCTACCTACAAGTGAGTCACCATTGATTGCAGTTAATCTAACGATATAAGCCTTAGAGCCACCGTTATCAAAGAATGCTTTTACACAAAGATCAAGGTTTTCTGTCTTATAGCAACCACCAAATACTTTTAGGTAATCTTTATATGATGCTACTGCTACGGGTTTTTGTACAGGTCCTTTTTTTGTAAAGCCAAAGAAAGCAGTTACACCTGTACCCACAGTAATGATAGGGGTAGTTGTAGGATTGCTTTCTTTAATATACACTCCAGGAGTGCCATAAACTGTTGCCATTTGTTATTCTCCATTTTTAGGTTTATAAGTAATCTTATCTATTATGGTAAAATATATCAATACTGTTGTGAGATATATTCTATTTTAGCAAGTAAAATGTAGCTATGATGTCTAAGAGTATATATTTAATATGTATGCTTATGATGTATGTTATATAGGTTTTAAAAGTGATTGTCTAGTCAAATTTATGTTAATTGCTAGGAAACCAAATTTGAGTTTCATTAAATGCCATAGTTCTATCAGTATATTTGACTGCATTCTCTACAGTAGTTGGTCTATTTAGTGTATCAACAGGTTGGTTTGCGATTGTCTTAGCTTGTTTAAAAGTATATTGCATCTGTGTAACACCTTTTTCAATGATGTCAGTATCTTCATTATCAATATCTGCAAGCACTTCATATGTAAAGATTTTATGGTAGATAATACGATCAGTATCTTCTATGTCTTGAGTGCTAAAGGATAGGCGAAAAATCCAATAATCTTCATCACCTACAATTAAGCTATCACGAATATTTAGTCTATTCTCTACCTTACGAATAAGTTCTCTATCTTCTTGTGGTGTAAGTGCATAGGTTTCTATCAAATACCTTAAACGATACCAATGAGATGTTTCTCTAGTTCTATATGTAGGTGGTGTAGTTGTATAATCTACTTCTATATCTGTTCTAGGTAATGCATGTTCCATTTTAAAGTCAATTTCCATTTCACTAAGATTGATAGAAATTGCAGGATAGATTGTATCTTGTTGTATCTCTGTTTCAGGATATGCCAAAAATACAGTAACATCTGTAAGAGTGTTATCATTATCTAGTAGAGATGTTAGCTTTATATCTTTATATATGTCATAGATTGCTTTTTCTATTTCTTTTAATTGTTTAGCCATTTTTGTAATCTCCGTTTTTTTCTATCAAGGTTTAATGAATGGTGGTGGTTGTACGATTGGTTTTGCTTGTCTTGGTCTTTTATTTTTAAATTGATCATGTATATTTTGGTATAGCCTATCTGCAACAGCATGAATAGATTGATCTACATCACTTGGTAAGCTAGGGTATGTTTGTTCAAGTGTATTTAAATCCATACTACCATTTGCAAAGTATTGTATTGTATTTTTAGTTTTACGAATACCTATACCATTATCCATAATGATCTTAATATAATCATTAGTTCCATTATATCGTCTACCTAAAGATGGGATTGTTTTTTGTACAGCTCTATCAACACCATCTACAATATCAGTTTTTATACCATCAAAAATATCTAAAAGTTGTTGTTTTGTAGTATCATTCATTTGTTACCTATCTCACTTCTACATTGGAATTCAAATAAGATTGCACCACTACCATCATCTGCATTAGGTCTAATTGTATCAATCTTGTATTCAATACCTTGATAGATAAATTTATCTTGCATACGAATTTTATCACTAAAGTCAATGTCATTTAGTAATCGTGGATCATCTTCTGCTTCAGGAATTAAGTATTGTATCACTTGTGACTGTGACAACATGACAATGATTGTTCTTCTACTCTCTTCACCAATCTTGCTTACATTTTCCTTCCAATATTGTCTATCTGCTACAACAAGTGCCTTAATATCAACAGGTGGTAAGTAGTTTTTCCTACCACTAAGATATGGTGAGTCTGCTCGTTTAGATGTATTATTGTATCTTACATATTGTATCATAGAGCCAAACTCATCTATAAATTTGTTTGTTTCTTTTAGGTTTGTTCCAAAATACTTAGACAATTTCAATCTCCATTGTAGGTGTATAGCTTTCTAAATCATTTGTATTGATTAGTCTTAATCTAAAGTAGTATGTGCCTAAAGGTAGATTTTTAGAGATATATTTATGTACTTGATTATCATAAGTAATCCATTCCTGCACAAAGTTATCAAACAAAGGATTATTTGCTCTATCAATCGCATAATAGCTTAAAAAATCGGAATGGATAACTTCCCATTCAAATCTAACATTGTTACCTATCAATTCATAGCTAATATCAGGTGGTGTAAGTGGTCTATCCATTACATAGTGAGAATGTCTACCTGTTCTTAGTGATTTACGATATAAATAACCTACTTGTACTTGAGATGTACTATCATCATTTAGTAATAATTCTGCATTAAGTAGTTTTTTATATTGATCTTCTAGTGTTTTTGCCAAATTTACCCAATATTTAGGTCCTTCAAGTCCAAGAAAGTGATTTGTTTTGCTAAATCCATTAGGTAATGCAAGTGTTTGTACAGGTAACTCAGGTAAATCACTAACAATGTTTGATGTAGCACCTTCTGCTCCTCTAATCATACACATTTCAAGTGTTGCTCTAAGTTCTAACATATATTCAAGTCGTGTAGGAATTGTACCTAAAGTGTATGATTTAGCTATATCATAGTTAAGAACAGCAATACCTCTATCTATACAATCATTATAAAATTCATCTGTATATTTAGGTTGTGTTTCCCCTTCAAGTGCAAGAGTGTCATGTACTCTTCTTCTAATTTTATTGATTAGTGTGCTTGCTATCATTTTTTAATACTCCGTTTTTTTCTAAGATATTAAGAGTATAGTAAAAAGCACCTAAATATTAAAGCATTATATTCCTATTATTTTACTGCCTCAATTTTCATAAGAAATTCTGCAAACACAGGATCAACATGATAAACCTTGCCCTTTTCTACAAGTAGCTTGTGATTACCATAGAGTGTTCTTACATCTTTTAATCCAATTACCTTAACTTTACTGTCACCACCATAGGTTGATTTATGACCTTCAGGTTTATAGACAATTTGTTCTTTAGGTTCTTTTTTTTCATTTTCCCTATTTCCATAAGGTGAGCGATTGATCTTAGGTAGATCAGTTTTTTTAACTTCCGTTTTTACATCGCTAGAAATGGAAAGATCGTTCTTGATAGCATCTGTATTTAAACCAAATGTATCTTGAACGATCTTACTTACATCTTGTGTTGATGATAAAACAGAAACAGGCTCACTTGTGGCAACAGGATTTCGTGGTCTACGAACTGCCATAGCAAATCCCTTTCATGTTTAGTTTAGGCTAGGAATTATGCAGAAATGATATGTACACCATAATCAGCTTGCAAAACACCTACACCCCAAATTGCATACCATGCGAGAGAGTGCTTACGACCAAAATCTTCAACACCATTATCTCTTAATTCAACAGGAAGAGCATCTGCTACTGCAAAGCATTGATCACCAAACAAAGTAGCACGATACAAATCAGCACCTGTATCACCTGTACCATCTAAAGCTAATTCATAACCTGGATCAGTAGATGCACAAGCACCATTGCCTTGATGTGTGGTAGATACAAAAATTACATCTTCCCAACGACCAAGTTCACCATTGAATACATTTCTAGTCTGAGCATAGTTATTAGCAGAAATCCAATCACTATCGCGTCTTAAAGAGAATGCTTGATGTGGGTGAATAAAGCAAACATAATAATCATTGTTAAACTTAGGAACATTAGCAGTTTGCAAAACTTCTACAGCCTTACGGATTTCGCTAATGGTAAGAATATCAGTGCTTGCTACATCGCCAACTGCTGCATTTGAGCTACCTGCAAAAATAACTTGGCTGATACCTGAAACAAGAACATCACGAAGGCTTAAATCACGAACAACGGCATAATCTCTACCCAAAAGGATAGCTGCTTCAGTCATAAGATCATCAAAGCTAAGTTGTAAAAGTTTTTCAGAAACTGCAATCGCATTACCCCATTCAGTAACAGAAATGGACTTAACAGATTGGCTCATTGCATAGGTGCTAAGAGCAGTGCTTTCAGTTAATTGACCACCACGAGAAACATCATTATAAGTAACGAACTTAATGGTTTGACCTGGACCAGCAGACAATTCGGTTTTTCTCATTGCGAATTGTTCATACATCATTACTCCACGTGCTTTGTGAAGTACCTCAAGGCTATATACATCTAATAATGGGAAAAGATCGCCACCTGATTGGATAGCTGTAACACTTGCATAAAGAGAGCCTGCTGCTCCATTTACACCTGTAATGGTATTCATTGCCATTTTTAATCTCCTAAGGATTATTTAAATTCCGTTTTTTTTACGGATTAAGGAAAAGAGTTATCTTGTAAAACCTGTTCTAGCTTTTTGCAAGGCATCCGCTTTATATTTAGCGAAATCACTAGGGCTCAAGTTTGCAATCTCATATTTCTTTCTAGGATCAATCAAATTTGATGGACTATTAGGAATAGATGCTGATTGAGATGGCTTAGGTAGTGTAGACACAACTTCTGCTCTTACTCTCTCTTCAGCTTGTTTGAGTAATAATTGTTCTTTTTCCTTAGCTAGTTTAATTGCATTATCAATTTCATCAACAGAATTGCCACTGACTAACTCAGGAATGAGAACATTATTCTTAGCAAGTGCTTGTGCTTTATATGCTTTAAGTTCACTCTCTCGTAATCTTTCTTGTGCATTTCTTGCTACTTCTTCAAGTTGTTTTGAAAGGTAGTCATTTTGTTGCACAAGTTTGTCTACGGTTTGCTTGATCTTTTCTTCTTCAGACATTTGTTGTTCTTTTTGTTTTAGAAGTTGGTTTGCATATTCTTCAGCTTTTTGCTTTTCTTTATTTAAAAAGTCCTCAAACTGTTTATTCTTATCTTCAAGTTCCTTCATTTTTTGATATAGTTTATCCTTTTCTTGTTTCCTAGCTTTTTCGATAGCATCAAGTGTATCTTGGACATTGGAAGAAGATGGATTAGCTAGAGAAGAATTTACTTGATTAAGAGAATTGTCTTGTGTCTTGTCATCATTCTGTGTCATTTGGGTATTTTCTGTCGTTACAGGCATTTTGTTTCCTTAGTATCTCTTGTTATTATAGCTAGATCGTATGGTTATTAGCGAAGTACCTGACTTTGTTTCATCATACGAGCATGTGGACCAGGTACATTCTCAAATCGTTCGATTGATTCATTAACTTGAGCCATAACTCTTGAGCTAGGAATAGAAGGAACAGAGAAATTTGTATCTTGACCACGAAGATCAGTAGACATTGCTGATGGTTGGTTCATCATAGCACTTGGTGCAGGTGCATTTACTTTTTGTGCTTGTTGTAGCATTTTGTAAGCTCCGATTTTTTGAGTTTAATAGAAAGTAACCTAAAGTGTCTTATAATTGCTATATCTAATATGTATTGTATCTATTTAGTATCTTTTATTGTTTATATACATCTTTAAATAAGTAGTCAATAATCTTTTTTTAAAAGTCCCGTTTTTTTATAACTTAATCTTCTTCACTCATAGAAGTATCATCTTCCATAGAATAGTCATAAGAGTATTTTGCTTCTAAATCTTCATATTCTTTAATTTTAGCTAATGCAATTGGTGTTTGGTAGTTTAGCTTTGCAATACCTTTACCTAGCATAACATCTTTAAGAGTATCCATAGTAGCTTTATTAGATTTATCAGATTGTGTTCTAGGATTTCTATAGGTAATGTTATCTATTGATCCATCTTCACAACAACATTCTTCTTCATATTTGAGTTTATGATCTAACATATTTCTCATTTGTGGTTTTTTTTCCATAGTTCTTGATTGTAGTGCTGCTTGGTTAGGTGCTTTTACTACTTGCATTTGGATTTGAGATTTATTTCTAGAAGGTAACTTAGCATCATTGATCTTAAAGTTGATGTCTTGACCTCTAAAGGATTTGTTAATAGTAGGATTTGCTACTTGGGAATATTCGATAGCCATTTTGTAATCTCCGTTTTTTTAAGTCTATGTTTTTATACTTTGATTATATAACGATGTCTATCATTTTATCAATTATTTTACTTAAAATGGCACTTCACCACTATCCTCAGCTACAATAATGTTAGCCATAGATAGTAAATATTGATCTTGAGTACGATAATTACCAAATGCTTGTTCTAAATTATTCATTGTTGTGCCATCTACAATAGCATATGTATAACACCTACAGTTTGCATGTGTCCTTTTAGGAATAAGAGATACACTATATAAACCTGCTGTAGGGTAACCACTTTGAGATAGTAGTAGTTTATCTTCAGGTGTAAGATTATTGCCTAAAGAGTAGATTTCACAGATTTCCTTACCACCTTCCCATTTGTGAGATGGGTCAAGTCGCCACTGCACTACCCTTACATCTGTAGCTTTATACATATTGATCATCGTTTCTCTTACAATTTGAGATTGTTGTAGGTTGATAATTGTGTTTAAGTCTTTAGTCTTAAATTTATTACCTGTCATAAGATCAAGTAATCCAGGCATTTTTGGATCTTCACCTAAAAGGAATGTTCTAAGGAAGTTTGTTTTATCACTTGCAATAACTCTTCTTCTATCATCATCATTGTAATTGTTAAGTTGAGCTATAGTTTCAATGCGATTATTTACCCAAGAGTTTAAGTTACCCATAAAATCTTTCATGTTATCCATAAGATCACTTTGGTATTTACCCATCATATCTAACAATTGAGTATTTACAAGTTCATCTACTTGTTCTTTGGTGTATTTCTTTCCGCTTTTTTCTAGTGCATAGATTGTAGTTGCTCTAATTATATCTTCATTACTAGAAAGAATGTTATTTACAAATTCACTTGCAAATTTAGTGATTGCATTTGTCATAAGTTCTCTAGTTTTTTTAAGTTGACTTTCTTCTACACCTAAAGAAGTAAAGGATAAAGTACCTGTATCAAATACGGTGTAGATTGTATTAGCTAAATCAGTCATATTCTTTGTATTTTGCATAATTGTATAGTTCTGTTTTTTATCTGCATATGTAAGTAGTGTGTCTGCTGAATAAGTTTGTCTTATATCTCTATCGTCTATATATCCACCTGTAGAGTCGCCAAGTATGATTTCTTCACCTTGATAATTGAATATTAAATTACCATCTCTTTGTACCAAATCTTTAATCAATCTTGAGTCGTTGGGATCATTTGCATTTTTAGGATTATACATATCTTGTAAAACACTATCATCTATATAAGATGTCATAAATCTAACATATTCATCTTTAGCTTTATCAAAGAATTTGATTGTTTCTCTCTTTGTAAAATCATGTTCAATAGATAAGCTATGGTATGATCTTAATAGTCGTTTAAATTCAATACTATCCATAACCATTGGGTTTTCTTTTTGATCATAATCAAATTTATCGTCCCATAATTGATTGATTGTATCTGATATTTCTAAAGAAAGTGCATCATTTTGTAAGAATAGTGCTTGTATATCCGTTTTTGACTCTCTTATCTTTCTAAGTGTATCTTTTACTGCTTTAGCTTGATTTTCATCTTTATAGCTTGCAAGATTTTCTAGTGTTACAAAGATAGATGATGTCATATCTTTAATTTGTGTATCTGTTGCATTGTATAATTTACCAGGATCACTATCTAGCATCTGTGATATTAGTTTTTGGGCAGAGATATTAGCTAAATTCATTGCTTCTGTATCTGTAAGATTAGGTACTGCCATAAATGTTGCAAGAATTTTACTAAAGATTTTATCATATACAAGTTTATTTACCTGTTGTAGTTTCTTATTTGCAAGTAAAAGTCGTTCTTCATCTACATATGGCATTCTACCACTACCATCACCATATAATTGCAATAATCCAATAATACCACCATAATTATCATTCATAAGTTTAAGCTGATTATCATAGCTAGAGATCATTGCAGGTGATATATTATCCTGTATGTAATCCCCCATTTTTTCTATGATTGATCTCATTTGATCAAGTTCAGTAATCTTTGCATCAGGTAGTGTACCTTTTTTAGGTCTACCTGGTTTTCCTGGTACATATAGTGCTTTAGTTGCTTGTTTTAGTAATTCACTATACATTTCCATTTTTTGGTTTATACCAAACCTACCCTTTAGATCATGTTTCTTAAGTTGACTAATTGACTCTGTATTGATTGTGGGGTTTAGGTATACTTTACCATCATCAAAAATGATTTTAGCTAAGGTATCAAATTCTTGAGATAGTTCATTCTCTCTTATTTCATTATATGTATCAAAGTTAGCTTGCATATTTGCTTGGTGTCTACCTTTTTCAAGTGCAGAATTAATCTTTGCTCTATCATTAAGATTGTATTCATTTACTTTCTGTACACCTACATTATAAATAGCCTCTGAGAATGACATTGCAGGCTTAGAAGAGATTGGATTATTTGATTTAACAAATTCTTTAAAATCTTCTAGTGCTTTCTTTCTTAACATTTCCGCTTTTTTAGATGTTTTTGAATTGACTAAAGTGTCTACATTTTCTTGGTGTTTTCTTGTAGCATCTTTGATTGTATCACCTAATTGTTTGATTTGTTCATCAAGTTTCTTAACACTCTCACCTAGTTCATTTTTAAGATCAATGTTATCTATGTCATTATCAAGTACATTCCTAACAAATTCGTCAAATTTTTCATTCTTAACAGTGCCAATTACAGCAAGTGTATCTCTTACAAGTTGTTCATCTAATCCTGTTTGTTTAGTAATACCTGTAGTCATAGTAGTATCTACCATTACTCTAGATATTGTAGAGCTATCACTATCTAAGATTGGTCTTAAATTCTCTGTGATATGTTTTTGCATTTGTTCAGCTAGTTTTTCTGCAAATTCTTGATTTTGGCTATCTGCAATTTCTTTATCGCTAAGGTGTTGTAGTTTGTTTTCTGCCTTTAGTTTTTTATATTTATCATCTATCTCTTTGTGGATTGTTTCATAAAATGCATTTGTGAACATACTTGTATAACTTGCATCTTTTAGTGAGCCTTGTTTTTGATCTTTCGATTTTTTACTAGTAGCAAGTGTTTCTTCTGCAAGCATCATTTGGTTTATGATTTGTTCTTTAACCTTAGACATCACTTTCTCTATATCTTTTGCATCAGATTTAAGTCCATGTAGTGTTTGTAGGATTGCAATTTGTCTACTATCTGTAGGGAAGTTTTTATCTAGTAGTTTTGTAAGTAATTCTCTTGTAAAATCAGCTCTAAATTGTTCAGATGATTTACCCTTACCTGCCTCACCACTTGATCTAAAGCGAATTGGTTTTGTATCATCTTTAAGCACAATCAAACCCCCACCTTTAGAATTATCACCAGCAGTAGCTCGTATTGTTTCTAAGATAAGTGCAGGGGTAATATGTGACTTTAGAGATGCAGACATACTTACCCTACTATTTACACCAATTTGTCTTGCTTTATCTTTAAGATTATCTGTGTTTGATTTTGTATCTTGTTTTGCAATCAGTTCAGTCTTATTATTCTCTAGTTCTTGTTTTCGTTGGTTTAAATCTTTAAGTTCATCATTTAGTTTTGCTTGTAATTGTTCAGTAGTCTTTTTAATGATGCGATCTTCTAGTTCATCTATTCTTTTTTGTCGTTCATTTACGGTTTTCTCTGTAAATAGTATCTTTTCATAGTCTTGTGTGTATTGTTTTACAAATCGTTCTTCTGTTGCTCTTCTATCTCTTAATTGTTCTCTTAGAATTGCATCTTCATTGATTAGTAGGTGTTCAACTGATATATATTTACCATATTCCTTAACAAGTTGTCTTGCTGCACTTAATTCTAAATCATAAGAGCCTTTTTTATACTCGTCTTTAGTTACTTCTAGTTTATCTCTATATTCTTCTCTTCTTTTATCTGCATCTTTGAGTATTTGTTGTCTAAAGGTTTCATCATAGAATTTGTTGGGGTTTTTATCTATTTCCGTTTTTTGTGCATCTGTCAGTAATCGTTTAAGAACGGTATCATAATCCTGTCTTAAATATTTATCTGTAATAAAACCATCATCATCTAGTGATCCTTCAGAATATGCATTAAGTAGAATATCATCTAAGTCATTCATTGCTCTATCAAGTTGTATTAGTCTATCATTGATTTCACTAGAAGATAGTGTATTTGCAATTAGCTTTTTAGCTTTGGGTAAATCTTCATTGTAAATTCGCAATAGTTCTTTATTTTCTTCCATAGATTTCTTAACAAGTAAATCATCATAGGTTGCATTGTAATCACTTTTACCCATAGATCGTCTTACAAGGTCTACCATAGTATCAAATGTATGTTGTTGTGTTACCAATTCTGATCTAATTTCAGAAGAGCTTGTAAATTTAGCTAGAGAGTAGTTACCATTCTTAGTTTTATATGTTTTATCTTTAAGTTCATCATAGATTTTCTGTGCATCTTCTATAGAAAGATTATCATCTACCTTATCAAGTTCGGATTTAAGTTTACTGTAGTTATCCATCAATTGATTTACTTTTTTATCCAATTGCTTGATCTCAAAAGGTGATTGTGTAGGTGTCATGTTGGCAATGCTAGACATCAGTTCTTCTTTTTTTCTCGTAAAGTATTCGCTTGGTTTTTCGTTTTTACCTATACTTTCTTGGATTTTAGCATCTACATACATCAAATCTCTTACAAATATCTGTTTAAGATCATAGTATTCTTTAGAGCCATATTTTACAGTAGATTTGTCATTTGTTTGCCATATCTCTTCTATGACACTTATTGTTCTAGTTTTAGGCACATAATTAAAAATAAGATCACCATCAGGTGTTTTCTCAGGTCTACCAAATTGATCTAATACCTGTATTTTGTCATATACAATTTTACCATCTTTATCTTTGACTATTTCTTTCTTTGCATTAACAAGTTCATATTTAGGTATAGCAATGTCTGAATTTACTTGGAAATTGTGAGAGTACTTCATTGCAGATAGTTGGTAAGCTAAACCATATTTTGTACCCTTTAATTTATCCATATCTTCTATTGTAGTATTACCCTTGTTGATACTATTGTAGATTTGATCAGGTGTTTCATTTGCTGGTTTTTGGTATAGTGCTTTCTCTATCTCTTGGAATTCTTTTAGTCTATTTTCAAAGTCTTTGTTTATGCTATCTGTTTTAATTCCGTTTTTTTGTAGTACCTTTCTTGCTCTATCAAATTTATAATACTCTTGCATAATTTCATTTGAGTAACCATCGCTAGAAACAACATCTACATATTTGTCAATCGTTCGTTTAAGGATAGTGTTCTCTAATTGTTTTGTAATGTTCTCTACCTTATACTCTATCACCTTATTATTTAGTTTAATTGCTTGTGGGTCTTGTGGGTCTACCTTAGATAATTCAGCAAGTAAATCACTAGAGTTTTTAAGATTATCCTTAAGTTTATCTATGTTATCATTTAGTTTATCTGCAAGTCGTGTAGCAATTCGTTTCTTACTATCTTCTACTTCCTTTTCCATTCTCATTCTTGCATCATATTCAGCTATCTTTTCACGAATACGATCTTGTTGTTCCTGTTCATATTGTAATGCAAATGCTCTATTCTCTTCTTTGATTGCTTGTTGTTCTAGTAAATAGTCAATGTAGTTTTGTTTTTCTGTTTCAGAAAATGGTATTGATCTATTTTGATTTCTATCTAATCGCTTGTTGATACGAGATTGTTTTCTCTCACCAAATGTAGCTCTCATCTCAGGTGTAATGATAGGTCTATTTAAGTAAAATTCATTGATTGATCTAGAGATTTCAGCCTTATAATTGTTATCATTGATATATTTATCTGAATTGATGATTTCTTCTTTCTTTGTAGGATCAGTTTCTCTCATCAATTGGTATTGTTTATTTACAATCAATTGTGTATCTATAAGTAGCTTTCTTTTAACCTCAGGATCAACAGGTTTATCTAAGACGATTGCAACAACAATACCTTTATATAGCTTTACATCATAAGGTAGGTTTTTAAGTGTATCTTTAAGTTCTTGTTCATAAGCATGATTTTTATGACTCCTATTCTTAGTCTTTACATCTTCTATATGTGATAATTGTAATTGATCTGTATCTTTAGTGACACTCTCTATAAATTTACCATTTGTAATTGCAGATCGCATAAATTTAGCAAATTCACTATCTACAAGTTGTTCTATTGCATCATTATCTAGTGATGGATTTCTATCTTTAATATCTTTTCTAAATGCAGGTTTTACAGTATCTTCTAAATGTTTTTCTGTTGCTAGGATTTCATTGTTTAGTTTTTTTGTAATTTCCGCTTTTTTTAGTTCTTCACTATCACCTGTTTCAGTGTATAGGTTATCTACAGCCCTTGTAAATTCCTTTTCATTATCTAGTTTAAGTTTGTTAATCAGTTGTATCTTTGATTTCTCATCAAGGTCTATAGGTCTATTGTAATCTTCTAGTTTTTGGTATGATTTGACTTCAGGCTTATATACTTCCAATTTTACTTTAAGATCAAGGTCAACAGGTTTATTCTCTTTATTCTTGATAGTGTATTTGATTGCATTAAATCTACCCTTAGAGATTTGATTACCATCTTGATCTAATTTACCCCTATATGCACTCAATTTATCTTTAATTGCAAATGCAAGTCTTTGTGTGCCTACTTTATGTTTTTTGGTATCTGTTTTATATTCGCTAGGATCAATTAGAGTATATTGGTTTTTCTTTGTATCTAAATAGAGTTTTACATCAACACCATTTACTTCTATGATTTTTGAGTGTCGTCTATCCTTAGATGTTTGATCTTCATTTGCTCTATCATAAGGCACAACAGGTAATTGTGTTTTATCATCTATCTCTGTAACAGGCACACCATTAACTTCTGTGATACCCTTTTCAATTAGTTTTTCTTTCTTTCGTTCAAGTAGCCATTTATCTTGTGCATCTCTTCTAGCTTGTTTTTGATCAATTTCATATTGTTGTTTATTCTTTTCATATTGTGTAAGAATATCTACCTTAAATGTATCTTTAAATGCAATTGCACTTTCTTTAGTAGGTAAGTTTTCACCAAAGATAGCAATAATCTTACCATCATATACCCTTGCATATCCTTGTGGTATTTGTACCCAAGATGATTGTTTAGCAAATTTCTTTGTATCAAAATCGCTAGGAAATTCGGAAGGGTCAAAAACATCTACAAGTTTATAATCCTTATCCTTATCATATTTAGGTGTTTGAGATATAGCACCTGCATAAGCTCTATTTGTGCCATCAAAATCCATCTTCTGTTTAGATGTAAGATTACCAAATAGTTTTTGTTCTCGTTCTAAAGCAAATTGTTCTTTTCTTTGTTTGTTGAGTTCAATTTGTTTTTCTTTTTCCAGCTTTTTTTGTTGTTGTTCTTTATCTTTTTTTTCTTTTAGTCTTTGTTTCTCTAGTTCAGCATCTTGTAATTTCTTTTGTCGTTCTTGTTCTTCTAGTTTAGCTTTTTCTTGTTTATCTAAGAGTTCTTGTTTTTTGATATTCTCTTTATCTATTTTCTCTTGTGCTTTTCTTTCTTTCTCTTTTAATTGCTCTAATCTCTTTCTTTCCTTTTCCGTTTTTTTATCTATAGTTGGCTCTTGTTTTATATCTTCTGTAGTTTCTTTAGGTTCTTCTACAATCTTAGGTAACTTTAAACTCTCAGGTTTTGTATTATTTAATCTTTCATTTACTTGATTAAGTAGTTTAGTGTTTTGATCTAATTTTTCTTGTATTCTAATCTTAGTTTGTTCTTCAATTGATATTTTAGTTTCTAAAGAGGTGATATATGAATTTACACTAGATGAATATGCTCTAGGAATACCCCTACCAAGTTTTGCTTGTTGTATATCAAATTGTAAGTTTTGTATTACCTTATCTATTAAGTTGATAGCCTTTGTATTATCCTTGATTGTATCTTTAGTATCCTTTAGTAATTGTTCGTCATCTACAATTTGAATAGTGTTTTTAATCTTATTTGTAATTGCTTGATCTACAATTTGTTTATCTGTAAGTGTTGGTTGTTTTACCTGTTCAATCTCTATCAATTTTGCAATCGTATCTAATGCACCTGATTTTTCAAGGAAAGATAATCTTGCTTTAAGTTTAATATCTAGCATATCTTGAATGTATTTTTGTTGTATATCAAACATTCTTAATTTACTAGCTAAGGTGATTTGTTGTTGTAGTTCTTGTCTAGCAAAATCAGATCGTTCAGTTTCAAGTCTTGCTTTAAGTTCATCTAAATTATCAAGTTTTGATGCTACATCTTGTTCTATTTGTTTTCTAATTTCACTAGAGATATTGTTTTTTAGTAAATCCTTAATCTTATCATAGTCAACAACAGGTTTGCTCTCTTTTTCTATTTGTCGTTTAATAGCAGGGATTTTTGTTTTCTCTATATTATCCGAATATGTAGCTAAAAAGTCAGAAGTATCTACCTTTATTCCCTTTTTTCTAAGTTCTTCAATATAACCTAAAGGATTGTTTTTAATGAATAATTGATCTATAAGCTGTAATTTATCGTATGGTATAAAGTTTGATGCCATAATCGTTTTTCCTTAATTTGATGTTTCTATTACACCTATAAGGATATAGCATTTATCACCTAAAGATACATAATTATTTTATTGTTTTATTCACCACCACTATCAGTGTTTTCTCGTTTAAGTGATAATCGTTCACCTTGACTATCAGGCATTGGTCTTGTTGGATTTGGATTTCCACGATTTTGTTTAAATTGAATACCACCTTGATTATCAAATTTCATTACACCTTTACCTACTTGTGATTGTGGTGGATCACCATCATCATCTCTAATATTATCACTCTCAAAGCTATCAATGTAATCAGAGAAGTCTTGGTATTCCTTTAGGTGATCTAAATTGATTTGACCTAAATTGTATTGGATTTCTGCATTTACACGATTTTCTTCATATTGTTCTTGGATAACTCTACGGATTTCACCTCTTGTCATACCAAGTTTTTCCATTTCCATTTTTTTACTACTTAATCCAAGTCTTAATCTACCTTCAGACATTTGTAATTCTTGTACTTCATTTCTAGGTAATGCAGGTGGAAATACGACTTCTGTATTATATTTTGCAGTTCTAGGAATGTCTTTAAATTTATCTGCAAAATCACCATCAATCAATTCAAGCATTCTAAGGATTAAGACATTTACTTCCTTGATACCATAAGAATATGTTTGGATTTTAGCTTTTCTTGCATTCAAAAGTGGTCCATAAGATAATGCTTGTGCTGATCCTGATTGGTATTGGTGTGTAGGTGCTACAACCTGTTCAGGAATACCTGCAATTTCAAACATAGCAGATCGAATTTTATTATAAAAACCTATGCTTGCTTCTAGTTCACCTTTTAGCATTAAGTTTTCAATACTAGCATCTGCAGGGATTGACCAAGTACGATTTGCACCTTTTTCTAAATTTCCGATTTTTGCACCTTTTACAATAGTGATTGGGCTACCATGATAATTGATTACATCTGAAATATCTGTAGCTTTCTCATTTAGTTCTCTTTGTAGTGATAGAACAGAAAACAAATCTGATCTACCAAAGAAATCACCCACAACAGGATAGTTAGGGATATGTACAACAGGGATTATACCTAATACATTCTGTTCTGTAACATCACTACCATCTTCTCTATAATATGTAACACTATCGGAAGTCCATCGTTCTGCATGCCATTCAATATTTCGTTTTTCTTCACCATATACACCTTGCATAATTACTTGATCTGAATATTTAGGATATGCAATCAATACACTCTCAATCTTCTTTGCAGGTCCATATGGTCCAGAGAAGGTAGGAAATACAAATTGACTAGGGATAATTTCAATATTTGGCACTTTCTTACCTAAAAGGAAATCATCACGAACAGATACCTTAATAAATACATCACCTGTAATACTACCCATTTGTCCCATTTCAAGAGCCATATGATCTCTACGATTTACTTTCCATACTTTCTCAAGTGCATTGGAAATAAACTCTAGTTCAAAAGGCTCATATTCTTCAGTTTCAGGATCATCAGGAATAGTGACAGAGAAACCACCTTTCATAAGGAAATCTACATGTGTATCTACAATTCTTTGACAATAGTTAATAGTCACAAATGAGTCATCTGGTGATCTAGTCCACCCCCATTGATTACCACGATAGAAATTCCAAAATTGATCATATCTTTTAAGTCGCCAATTATGTTCAGTTTCAATGCCTTGAATAAGTGAGTAGACCCTTGAGTCTACTTTACCAAATGGTGTTGATCTAATAATCATGTTTCTCCTTAGATTATTGCTAAAGGTAAATTGTATAATAAGTATATACAACAATCTAAAGAGAAGATAAACTTAATCTAATTTTTGGATATTATTTTCTTTTGTTCTTTGTGTGAGTTTGTCTACATTAGCTTGTGCAACTTCTTCAAGGTCAAAATTAGCTTGCTCACAGATTTGTGCAACATACCATAATACATCGCCAAGTTCTGCTTTGATTTGTTGTCGTAAGCTATCAGGCTCTAAGATTGTTTGGTCTTTTAGAATATCAAATGGCATTTGTTTTCTCACGATTTTCTTAATGATTTCTGCTACTTCACCACTCTCACCATTTAAACCTAAAGCAAGGTATGGGAATGCTTGATCTTGTGGGTATTTAGCTGTTGTGTTAGTGAATTTTTGGTATGTCTTAAAATCCATATTATCTCTTCTTTGGTTGTGGTTTGTTTGATCTAGCTTTAGGTTGTATCTTAGCTTGATATGTAGGTTGTGATTGTGATTGTTTAGGTGTTTCTACAACAACATTCTCATATAGAAATCTTTCATCATCTGCAACAATTTCTTCTAATGGAATGATTTCTAAAGGTTTTTCAATTTCCGTTTTTTGTGTAGTTGTATCTTCAATTTGTGTAGTTGTATCTTGTGGTTTTTGGTGTACTCGTTCAAGTTTGTGACCTTTAGCTAAGATATAGTTATCAAAGTTGATCAATTGTTTCTTACCAAATTCATCTTTAATCCAAGACCTTAAAACAGACATTGTGAGTGCATATTCATCTGTATCTTCATCATATTGAGCTACAAAAATTGCTGCTGATAACACAGGTGTTTGACTTTTCTTAAAGTCATTGTTAATTGCATCATTTACTCTAGCAATGCATTGATTTTTATTATCTATCATGTTAATCTCCTAACAAGTAGCATAGAATAGTTTATAGTGTTTTGTCATTTAAGACATATACATTTTAGTCATCTATGTGAATTTAGTCAATCACTAGAAAACACAGAATAATACTCAAAAAAACGGAATAGTAAAACGAAAGAGAGAATATCATGTCTGCAATTACCTTTAATGACCTAAAGGATTATACCGATTGGTTTGTTAAAATAGCATCATTTACAGTAATCCCTGCAATTATGTGGATTAGTTCTATTAACTCAACTACATCTAATCAAGAAGTAAAGATTAAGATGCTAGAAGATAAGATTACATCACTAGAAAATCAATCTCTTAGTAGAATTAAAGCGATTGAAGAAAATGTGCTACATCTTACAAAGATTATGGAAAATAATTCAACAAAGCTAGAGAGTTTAACATCTGTACTTACACAACAAAATAATCTATTACAAGAAACTCGTAATGACATAAGAGCAATCAATGTAAAGCTATATAATACACCTAATACATATCCACCACCTTATTTAATGCAGAATGGTGGTAATTAACCTTTTTTATCTTCCTTAGCCTTCTCATCAAATTCATTCATTTTATTGACAACACTTGTTGCCCATTGTCTACCTGCATCACCACCCCAAAGTTGCCAAGAGATATAAGCCTTACTCATTTTATCATCATGGTGTTCTTTGAATGCAGAATGTCTATCAAAAAATGCTTTCATTCGTTTCATAGTAGCTGGACTCATTGCATTTGCATTCTTTAAATCACTTGCTCTTTGTACACCACTACCAATAGAGCCACCACCTGCACCTGCTGTACTTGATTGTTTAGGTGTAAGTCCACCACCACCTTTTTCTTTCCGTCTTTGTAATCCATCTACTGCATTGTTTCTTACTGCTTGTGGTGGTACAAACCATTCTTTAGGATAATTTGCCATTTGTTATTCTCCGTTTTTTTGATCATTTGTTTGTGTTTCTTTATCTTCATCTTTTTTACCTACAAATTCAATATATTCTTCTGCCTTTAATCTACTAAGAGCAATTTCATCTTCTGTTTTCCACTTATGGTGTCGTTTTACATCTCTATGGTTATACCTATCTTTAGAACTATAACGATCTTTAGACATTTCTAACATCACAACATAATCTCTTACATTTTCTTCTGTTTGGTCTATCAATCTACCACTTCTTAAATGTTTTTTAATGATTGTTGCATCTATCCCTGTCATAGAGCTTATTTCTTCTAGTGATACTAACCTAGATGGATTGTATATAGTCATTTCTTTAATCTCCGTTTTTTCATACATATTATGCAATGTTTTCTTAGTTATCTATACATATTTATATACTATTTCCTATATAATTTCTATAGTTATCTAGTATATTATAGTAATTATTCAATACCCCAACGATCTCTACCCTTACTTGTATTTCTTCTAGTGATACCACCACGATTATTTCTCATTCGTGAATATGTGTCATCACCTAAAGCAAAGATTGATCTGTCAGATGTTTCTACACTGTAGTTCTTTCTATGCACAAGCCAACATAATAACATTAAACTATCAGGATAGTCATCATGTGGCTTGTCAATTACTCTATGGTTTTTAGTTGTAGGTGCTTCAATTGCCATATATTTACCCTTCCAATTTTTCTCTAAGTCATTGAATTGGTTTATAAATCTTCGCCATTTAGTTAGCTTAGGACAATGTTCACCACTAGGATATGTAAGTCTACCTTCTACAAGTTCTTGGTATAGGATAGTGTAGCCTTCATGTTTGCTTTTATTTGTAAATATAAATGGGTATACTGCTATGTCTTTCTCTGTATAGTCTGCATTTAAACGATCATAAATAGGATCACCTCTACCTGTTGCATCTATCACAATTGAGCCTATATTAAACCTAGAAAGAAATTCAACGATCTGTGGGTATTGTTTTTCATGATCATCACCTTGTAATTCCAACCAATCCATGACATGACAATAATACCTATCTTCACCACTACGATATACAGGATTTTCCCACCATACTTTTCCTACAGTTACAATTGTGCTATCAGATGATCTACCAATATCTATACCTGCTACCAAATTATCCGTTAGTTTATCACCACTCACAATATAATCATACCTGTGGAATTCCAATTTTTCACCTTTAACACCATGAGATGTTAGTTTATCCCTTTTCTTAATTCCACATTCTGCTAATTGTTCAGGTGATATAAATGTACCTCTTTCCAAAATCCAATGCAACCTGTAGGACATTCTAAAGTCATCACTATCAAATCCAAGTCGTTCAATTTCCATTTCTATATAACTTGCATATCTAGGATTGTAGTTACTTGCTACAGTATAATCAAATTCAAAATGACACTTTAGTTCACTATTAGATTGATTTAATTGTTTCTTTCTATTTCTCTCACATGCCTCATAAAATTCACACTTTCTAGGGGCAGGTGTTCCAATCTTAATAATCGTTCCCCCTGTTGCTGCTGCCATTGGGTGTATTGATTTTCTAATCTTATAATCACTAATATCCTGTGTTTCTTCACATATAATCAAATGATAGGTTTTACCTTCTATACTTGTCTGTGGACCTGCACTATTTGAATCTACATAACTTCCGTTGGGTAATCGTAACACCTTCCTACCATGATCTAAATTGATATTGATTTCAGGGTCTTTTAGTATCTCTTCCATTTCTTGAGATGTTATTCTCTTACTCATACGAGTGTGCATGATACCTGCAAGTTCATAGTTGGGGGCAAAGATACCTACCCAAAATCCATGCTTAAATTTACCTATCCTACGGTCAACACCTATATCAGGTATGTTAGCTAATATTGGTAATATCACACATAATCCTGGCACTATCGTTGATACCGTTTCTGTCTTACCACTTTGTCTACTAAACAATGCAGTGATTTCAGCATTATCTTCTAGTAACAATGATTGGATTATTCTAAGCCCAAATTCCTTTTGGTATGGGTATAGTTCTACACCACTACCCTTTTCACAGAACAAGTAACATTTCTCTGCTAAATCCATTATCTCTTGTTTTGTCAGCACAATCCCCGTATCTTTCTTAGGATTGTTCACCTTAACCTTATTTTGACTAGTTGTTCTTATTGGTTTGTTTTCTTCCACAATTTCTTTTGTCGTCTTATCACTCATGATATACCTACTATGTTGTTATATTTCCATTATTTAATCCCTATTATATACTCTTTATGTTTAAAATTGCTAGAATTATTTGTTTAGTAACTCTATTAGATTATTTGGCTCTAGCATATAGACATGTAATTGTTCTAGATCACATTCACTTATTACTCTTATCACCACTCTCTCTTCTTCTTCAATTTCATTCACTATGTTAGCATAATACTTCATTGTGAGCCCACCAATTACTCTGCAATCACCACCATCCATAAAACATTGAAATCCATCTAAGACACTCTTTCTTATATTGTCATGATCAGGTTTTATTAAATGTGCTATTCTTTTAGTTCCATATTTATATGTTCCGTTTTTATACCGTTTGGATAGTTCTTTTGTTCTCTTAAATATACAAATAATATCTACATAGATTAAACCTTTATAGATAGATGCTCCAAGTAATTTAGCAAATTCTTCCATTACTTTTTGCTCATAATCACGAGTTTTTTTCTTCTTATATAAATTACCATATGCACCTACACCACTTCTCTCTTTTGGTTGTGGGTAGCCTAGAACAGTCACATAATCAACTCTCATTTGTTCTTTCCTCTACTAACTTTCTAATTTCATCTGTACTCATCTCTTGTACATTGAAACCAAGCACCCCCATCTTATTTACTAACACCTCTTTTTGGTATGCCCACCTAGACCTATTGTAATTCTGTGTCCTCTTCATTGGTATCTTCTCTATAGTATAGTTCCCATTCAACATATTTAGAAATACATAAGCAGGTTTCTCATTCTTTATCGTGTAGCAATTCACATACTCTAAATTCATCTCATCACATACCCTTAGTGCCTCTAACCTTTTCTTAAACCACTTTACACCATCTACAGTATCTAAACTATATACTTGTAAGTAACCTACCGCCTGCTTACCTGTACGACCACTTTCTGTAAATCGCTTTTTTCTTACTTTGAATACCATATCCCCCCACTATTCTTGTCATTCTCACGACACTCTACACTAATTAACCGTACACGATCTCCATATAATTCTTCTAGCTTTTCTTTTACATAGCTACCAACATACTCTGCACTTCCTTCCATTCCTACATTTTCATAGACAGTTAATTTGCAACCTTCTTGTTGTTCTAAAGCTAAAAACATAGGTAACAACGGATCACTCTCATCTATCAGTAATGTATGGTCATATTTAGACAATAGCCACTCTTGTAACCATTTTAAACCACCAAAATCAACAACAAATCCCATTTCATCTAGATTATCAGACTCAAACCAAAATTCAAATGACCTAGAATACCCATGCACCCACTTACAATGACCGTTGTGTCGCCATCTCCTGTGGGCACATGGTAAATTGCCTATCGTTTTTGAACTTCTATACATTCTTTTCTCTTTCTGTCATTCCATTTTTTCTCTATTGTTATTGAATGACATACCTACTTTATCATTTTTTCCACTTTATTCAACTTTTTTTTATACCCTTTAGTGTAAAGCTCACTGGGGGCGATTTTCTCCCACTCTCATTTTCCTTATCGAACCTTTTATTTACCAAAATAGGCATTTATCACTTAACATTTCATTATCACTTTCTATATTTTCTCTTCTATACATTTTTACAGTTACCATTGCTAAAGACAATTTGAGCCCTTGTTCTTTTTATACCATTCATTATTTATCTTAGTTTGTTTATGTCATTCTCTTTATTTACCTTTATTTATTTCCCATTTTTTTCATATCCATTTTATTCACATTCCATTTTTAGCAATTTATATAGCTAGAACATTCAATCATTGTGCCTGTAGTTTATCCACATTTTTACACCACCATTTTTTATTATCCATTTTTATCCATATTTGCTAGAAATTTGAGCATTTATCACATTCACATTTTTTCTTTCTACACCTTTTTTCTCTTTTACTGCATATTCTCTTCACAATTTTATGCATATAACTTTTTTTACCTTAGTTTTTTATCATCACATTTTTTTACCTTAGTATTCTTACAGGCACTCTAGTGTAAAGAGTAGGTGCTTGCCACTCACACTACTTCATCTTTTTTGGTCGATAACCAACCTTTAGTATATCACAATTGAGCCATAACACTTGAGCCATTGCCATAACCATAACCATACCATAGATTGACTATTCTTTGGATTGACTATTTACTTATATGCTTAACCATTATACTACTTTGATTGTCTACTCTTTAGCTATTACTTATTACTATACTATACTTATATAGCTAGAGAATTATTGTTTGGATTTTTACCATTCCGTTTTTTAGTATGTTGCTTGATCATGTGCTATTGGTTGACCATTTCATTACCATTCTTTAGCTATCTCTTTATCCATCACTTGATTATGTTTATTGTTCTCTTGATTATGTTTGTTGTGCCTTTAGTTTATACCATCATTGTAACTTGATTGACTATTCATTGTTATAATGTATCACTTATTATTATATAGCTAGAAGTAGTTTAGTTTTATTGCCTTCCGTTTTTTACCATACCCATTTTTTACCATTTGTGCCTTGAGTACCTGCAGGCATACGATTGTGTTCTTTTCTTTTAATTTTTTTTCTCATGGGGGGGGTATCTTTTTCTATTATCATTTGTTTTGGGCTCATGTTCAGTATCATGTTCACTAAATAGTTTATATTTTACTTCTAGTCGTGTTCAGCCTTTCTCATTTTTCATATGGTCAACATGTTCATTTTATACCTAAACACTACCAAAAAACGGTGCATATATACACCCCCTTAAAAATTTATACCTTTATTCTTACCATCAGTTTCATTCTACTTTTATATCTCTTTCTCTTGTTTATATTGATTTACTACCTTTTAGCATTTATCACTCTATCATTTTTATGTTATCACTCTATCATTTTTACTTGTGATATACTTAGAACATACTTTTTAAATATTCATTATTGACAAGTCACCTTATATCATCTATCAGTTCAAGTCATGCATTCTTATCATATAGCAAGCATTTTAAAGCATTCTTTAAACAATAGATTATGATTGATACTATAATAAGAATGTATGCATTTATCACCACAAAAACGAGCTAAAAGGTGGCTTAAATTGAATTTTTGAGCATTGGATTTATCACTTTTGAGCATATATAAACCTATAACTACCTACTTGAATTATTGATAGGATTTAAAATTTTAGATCTAAACTATCTTAAATTGAATGTTTTAAAATCTCTTTTTATGTGTTTAGTATGGATTTAAAACACTAGCTAAAAACATGATAAAACACTGATAAAACACTGATAAACACTAGCTAAGAATGAATGATGATCATTGATTATTCTTATCTGGTCCCAACACTGATTAAAGATTGATCACTGATTGAAATTCACTGATTGAGATTGATCACTGATTGAGATTGATTTAAATCATGTTTAGATCATCATCATCATTCATTCTTTTACTCTGGACACTAGCAACAATTTTAAACTGATTTTATTATATTGTATTGACTTGATTTTTATTTGCTAGCGATGGACTGGACGGCTTACTTAATCAATTTGCGATATACATGATTGACTAAATAGTCATGATATTCATACAAAACGAAATCACCAAAACGACCGTAAAAAATCTCACTTCTTGAACGGCTAAACTGAGATGAAATAATGAAATTTGATAGCTTATATTCAAGAGTTTTAATTGTTTCTCTTAGACCGTCAATTTCAATTTCTGATAAATTGCCTGATTGAGTTTGATCATGTAGATATTTAATTTTTAACTCTAGATCATACATTTCACAAAAAATTTCATGCGATAAACCTTGATAAAAACAAAGTAAATTTTGATCATGTATTTTATCAAGTGATCTTTTTTGATCAGGAGCATAAAGACAAGGCAATTCAATTTTTGAAAATTCATATTGAAGGCCGTAAAGACCAAGCCAAGCAAACAAAGATGATTGATTGATACGGTGATACGGGATAGCAAAACAGACCACAAACTCAACTTTATCATGAATTGAGTTTAAACCGCTAAAGATCACTTTTTGAGATAGCAAATAATATGCTTTATCATCACTATCTTTTTCAATGCTGATCTTTTTTTCATCAAAATGAATGACTTGACAATCTTTAATAATTTCTATTTGATCATCATTCTTTACGATAGCGACAGACTTTTTAAACAATGGATTTACTAAAAAGCATTGACCATTGTTTAAAAGGTCATTTAGATCATAGATAGCTACTAAATAATCTGATGAGTGATCTAATAAACTTTTGATTTGTGTTTTAGTTTTCACTAGATTTTATCCTATGGAAACAGGTTTTAAGTTTTTCAATGTTGACACATAGCCGCAGCAGATGAAAAACGATTTTTTAGCTTAAAATGAAAAAAGCCGGCTATCGCGTGGAGATAACCGACTTTAAACACTACCTAAAGGCAACAAGGGGGGGGGAGCAAGTCAAAAAGTTAGCGAATGAATGCAACTAATTGACGATTTGAGCAGGTCAGAACGATTTCGATCTTTTCTTTGCCTGAGCGAGTATTTACGATTTGATAACTCACTTGACCAAGACAAGAGAAAATTTCGCCGTTCTGATTGATTACATAAGATTTTTCATTGACCTTAAAACAAGAATTTTTAATCAATTCAATCTCATTCATGCTATAAACCATTTTTAAAGTAGTCATTTTACTTGCTACTTTCATCAATGGATTGAGCAGGAGCAACAACAGCAGCATTTAAAACAGCATCAAATAAACTTTGAATTTCAATGTCTAGCAATAAGCCACTTTGATTTAAAGTTTCAATGAGTGAATGATCATATTTTGATTTTAGATGATCAATCTTATTTTGAGCCATTTTTTCACAACCGAGAGAGATTAAGCATTCAGCAAAACTTGACCAACTCAAAGAAATGAAAGCACATGAAACAGGTGCATGAATTTCTAAACTCTTTTTTGATTTTACCGCTTGAGCAATAAGAAGAGTTTTTAAGAACTTTTGAACTTGCCAGCTATACAAGCCCGCATGAGTTTTATCATTCTTATCTTCTGAATAAGCCTTAGAATAAGCAAAGACTTGAAAATCAGTTAGATTTGTAATTGCACCTTGAAAAATGATCTTACCGCTGAAATTGTCATCACTATCAACGGAGCCGATACCATTTTTTGAAATTGCTTGAGAATATGCAAGATCAAAATCACTTGATAAACGGCAAAAACCTTTAATATCATGGAGAGATACTAAAGCACCAAAGACGGAAAGACCACAACCAGCGAAATCTAAAAATTGATCTTCTAAAGATTTCAATGTCTTTTTTTCAACCTTGATCTTTTGAATTTCTTTTAATACTTTTTGTTTAGGAGCGGTCAATAAACTCATCATATCTAAAGAGATTGAGCGATTAACAACAACAGGACCAGCAACGGCAAGAGTACCGCCAACAACAGGGGCAACAACGGCACCACCAACAACGGCACCGCTTGAAATTTCACTAGCAGGCACAACGGCACCGCTTGAAATTTGATTTTTGATTGACTTTTTAGCAGTCATTTTTTACCTCATAAAGAAGAGTAAAGGGGAAAAGAGAAAGCCTAGTTTTATCTATCTTTTGATCATCACTTTCTAAAGCTGAATAAGATAGATCAAAGAACCGGCAAAAACGATTTATCTAATTCTTTTATATAAGGCAAATAAAAAACAATGTAAAAGATGATTGAAAATGAATACAACCTCTTGTATTTTACCCCCTAGAAAACCACACTTTTAAAGAAACGGAAGGGACAAAAACAGTCGCAAACCCCGATAAATAGGGCAATTCTTAGAAAATGAGAAGTTGACTTTATTCTTTACTAGGGAAGAGAATTTTTTTTATTGATCTAAAGTGATGGATTTAGTGTAAAAATTGGGTATTTTTCTTTATTGTGTTTATGGTATTATTACTATACTGTTAATTATATGAGGGTAACTATCTTATAGAGGGGGGTTTTGTAAAGTTCCGTTTTTTTTAGTGTGTTATTCTTATATTGTATATAGGGGGGTATCTAAAAAGTGTTTTAATATTCCGTTTTTTTGATGTTCCGTTTTTTCATGTGGTACCTGTAGTGGTGGTATCTATTGATGTCTAGAGTATAATTCTACCATCACTCTTAATTCATCATCAGGTAAGCCATATTCAGCTACTATGTCATTCCCTTGTGAGTGTCTTACTGTTACAAATAGATCATAGGTGTTGTCTTTTTGTTTAGATACCTTGATATTCTCTGTTTTAAATAATCCACTTTTTAACTGCCCGTTTTTTTTCATCAAGTATGAGTTTTTGCCTATGATGATAAATTGCTCTGTTAGCCAATTCGTATTCATATCTAAATATGATAAGTGCTTTAAGTATTGCATTTTTTAATGCTCCGTTTTTTTGTTGGTTGTGTTGGTTGTGTCTGTTAGTTTATTAGCTAACATTTTGTCATATCTAAAATATGATTGTTTTTTAATGTGCCGTTTTTTTAACCTATATCATAGGTTTGTTTTGGCTTGTCAAAATCTTTTACATTAGTCTTATATAAAAATCAACATAATCTTGAATATATACAAACTACTAATCACACGATAATAGCAATGGTATTTTAAAACTTGCGAATATCACCAATAAGATCAGGATGCTCTTCACCATAGAGATTGAAATACTCTTGATAGAATTTAGTGTTTTCACTAATATCATCTGCCAACTCTTTAGCATATAGTCGTTTTTCAAAAAAGCCTTCAAGATCATCAACATATCGTTGTCTTTTAATTCTAGTGATCATGTCGATTACCACCTGATGTGTGCAACCATAATACACTCTATTATAGAGTTCGACCATTTGTTCAATAAGAAAGCCATTATTTCTAATCACTTCATGCATTTTACCATTTTGATGTGGTGTTGTCCCAAAGTGAGTGAAATTGATACTGAAGAATTTATCATCACTACCATCTTCTGTTTGATTGAACATAGAGAACGAATGACTCATTAACAATGATCTTACAGGTTCAGCTGCTTCATAATAGTTGTTGACACCATCGAAAATTCGACCTTCAAGTTCAACCAAAATCTCTGATCTATCAAAGTTTGTTTTTTCACAGATGTGTTCTAGGACTAAAGAATTTACATTGTGAACAATAACAGCTTCTGCCATAACATAAGGAATATCATCATTATCGCAATCTTCTTCAAATGTATCAGTTTCTTCTAGCAAGATTGTTTTTCTAATGAAGATCATGTCTGCTGTGCCAAATGGATTTGTTAAGAAATACGAAGTTGTTTTTCTAGTGGTGTTTTCAAAGTCAATATCTGACATTTTGTAATTTCCCTTTTTTGTAGGTGTTTAGGTTAAATCCAAGATTGCATTTTGTAGCATACTTGAAAATTCTTCTGTGTATTGTTGTCTAAAGGTGTGAGCATTGCGAATGTGTTCATTTTGCTGATCACTTGGTAAAGCATTGTAAATATTGCAATCAACACAAATGGCTAATTCTTCAACAATGTGATCATAGGATTGAACTTGAATACAATTTGATACCAATCTAGCGAATTGCATAGGTGTAACTCTATAGAACACATTGCTCCAAATTTGCATTAAAACTTTAATTTGTGCATCGCTTAAAACATCATCACCACAATCAATTTTGATGAAAGATGATTTTGTGCTTAAAGTCATAGCTACAAAAGAATGATCAACAGGAACATCATCTAATGTTGTGATGAGATTTGCAGTGTTTTGCTTATCAGTGATTTTTTCTGCCAATCGGTATGCACCATCATTTGAGCTAGTGAATGAGTCATGCTTTGGTAATACGATGTGCTTGAGAGTATCTGCATCAACATTGGCAACAATTCTAACAGTGTGCATACGATCATTGTGTTGAATGAACACTGCATTTGATTTTGTGCTAGAGAGATGATTATTAAATACGAAAACAGAATAGCTTGTTTGTGTAGCCATTTTTTTAAAACTCCGTTTTTTGTGGAAGGGTGCTACTCATTTGATGAATAGCTAGGGAATTTTTTGTATGTAGTGATTTAATCAGCACAACAAATTTATGATATAAGTATAACAATCTAAGTGATTATGGTAAATATCCATCAATTTAATCATTAGTCGTTTTTAAGCATTTTAAGGCACTTTAATATCAAAATGATATGCAGGTAGCCCAAACACCTTTAAAATCGTTTTTAGATAGGTTTTAGACACATCTGAGAGCATTTTTATCTTTATGATTTAATTCATACTTGCATAGAATAAAAACCAATCATATTTTGCTCTTTTATTGTAATTGTGATCACTACTTGACTCTGGGCTATTGCAGATTTCTCTAACATATTCAAGTGTGTGTCCCTTAGAGATTAGTCGAGCAGGTCTTGTTTCACCTGTTTCTCTACATCTTCTACTTTTATAAATGGCATATAATTTCATTTTCTAACCTTCCGTTTTTTCTGCAAAGTGAGAGAGATAATTGATTTGTGATCTAAACCATACACAAATAAGAGCAACATCATAAGGTACTACGACCTGAGCAACATTTCTCGTAGATTGACCTGCAAGATATACAGATAATCTACCTTGATAATCAACGGATAGATAGAACACCAAATCATTTAAGCTAAGAGAAAAAGAGATTGACTCTGTGTGATAACTTTCCATTGGTGGATATTGACTTACAAATCCTGTTTCTTTTACGACAAAGGATTTTGAGAGTTCTAGCTTAATATCATCGTAAATTCTAAGGTATTGCTCTTTAGATGATTTAGATGTTTTCATTCTTCTAAGAAAGACAGGTGTATATTCTGCCATTTGTATTTTCCTTGAGAGAGTGGTTGTTGTATTAGCCCTAATGTCATTAAAGCTAAAGGGGGATTTCATTAGTTCTCTTTTATTAAAAGATTGTAATGCTTATAGGTGGGGTATCTTTTTTACAATTCCGTTTTTTTAAGTATGTCTAGAAAGAGTCATCATCATCAAAGAAATCCCTTGCATTGAAATCAAATTCTTCCATATCTTCATCATCATGACAAAGTTGGAGATCTCTTACCATTTCAAAATATCGTTGTTTTTCTTTGTAGTTCTCAATCAAAGTGTTTGGATTACTCTTATCATACAATGGTCTAGTAGGTGTTAGTTCCTTTTTGTCAAGTTCTAGAGATGTAGCAAGTGGTACACCTTTTCCCAATTGTTGTACAAGTTCTCTAGTGCTAGGAACATTGACAGTATCATGATCATAATGGTAGCCTAAAGTGTCATAGGTATACCAATCACCATAGTAAAATTCACCATTTGCATCATTTTGCTTATAGAAATAATCCATAATAGATACAACATGCTGTGCTTGATCAGGTTGACGAATTACACCTTCTTGTGACCAATATCGTAAAGTCTTGTAATATGTACTAAATAGATTGGATTTGATCACAATGTGTTTACCTAAAGGTGCACCATGTCTTGTAACAGTATAGAACTCTGCATGATCATCGTGTTTGTCAGTGATCATTACCAAAGCATGGTCAATAAATCTGATACCATCAAGATAAATTGGTGTAAAATCAGATACTTGATCTTTAATTTCATGAACTCTAGTGCAAATTTCATCAGCATCTTCAATCCATTGTGTTCTACAGTTTTCATTTTGTCTGCCAATCTTGTAGGAAAAGATGTGTGAGTATCGTTGTAAATGGCTATAAAATTGTTGACCATAAGTCACATTGTTATTTAAACCACTATGGAAATTGTAATAGTTTAGCATCTTAAACTCCTTGTATGCCAAATGGTAATTTGTCAAATTTCTTCTTGTTGACAACCAAAACATTGCCTACAAACTGTGGGTAGTGTGGATTTTGTGGAAGTCCTATAATTCTTCCTTCTTCATTGAATACAAACAATTCTGCATTACCTTTGTATTGGATTTCTACAATACCACCGACACATTCTTGTGCATCTGTAAAGGTTTCGATTGTGATTACTTGTGGATCACCATCACATGGGTATAATAAGGCTTTCATGTTGTCCTTGTGTGTGTGTTGTTGTGTTGATTGATCATTCAATCATTTAAGATAGGTTAAGTATAACATTCTAAGTGATATTGGTAAATGTCTTTGAATTTCAATCATTTAGCAATAAATTGAATAGGTGTCTAAAGGCTTTCTCAGCAACATCAGGGATTACACCATTACCAAGTAAAGCTAATTCTTCTTCAATACTTGAAAAATCGACCTTGAGTTCTTCATAGTCCAACCTATTGGTAACCCCATCAACATTTCTACCCATCTCGGATTGATACTCTCGTTGTAGATTACTAATTTCTTGATCTGTAACATGATCATATCTAGAAGTGTTATCCGTAGTTGTTGTAGTTTGGTTAGATCGGTTTCTTCTAGCATCAATTTTACTGTTTCTGAAAATGGTTCTAGGTGGTTCAAAAAAGAATTGTTTGCGATCTCGTCCAACAGGTATTGCAATGGATTTATTGTAATCAAGTGATGCTCTAGTTCTAAGAGATACTTTCTGTAATACATACTTTTTACCACTATTGATAGGTGACTTCTTACGATCATCTTTTTTGATTTTGTGTATAAGATTTGATAGTTTCCGTTGGCTGTTTCCATCATTTTTAATGGGCTGTCGAAAAAGTTTGAAAAACTCTTTAAGTTTCTCTTTTTTGATATCAAATCTTTTTCCCAAAATAAACACTCTTTTCCTTGTATGTGGCAAGCCAATTTCTCTCGCTGAGAATATTCCAATTTTAACTTGGTAACCAATTCGTTCCAATTCTCTGCATACATGTAGCAATACAGGTGTTCCTTGTGGGTCATTCCAATCTGTTCCTTGCAATGTTGATGTGATAATTCCTGGCACATTTTCCAAGAAAACAAAGGCAGGTCTACATTCAATGATACCTTGTTTAATGTATGGGAATAAGTGTCTAGGATCTGTGTCTGCTCTTGTGTATCCTCCTGTTGAAAAAGGTTGGCATGGGAATCCACCTGATAAGATGTCCACATGTCCAAGAAATTGCTTGAATGGGAAAGTTTTAAGGTTTGTCCAAATAGGGGCAGGTGTAAGTTGTTCTTGCTCCATTTTGTGTATAAGGTTTTCGATTGCATACTTTTCGATTTCACAAAAAGCGATTGCTCGCAAACTTGGCAAAACTCGCTCAAGTCCAAGATCAATTCCGCCGTATCCTGTACAAAGGGATAGGTGATTAAATTTTTTGGTATTACTAACATCCATACTTTTCCTTTAAGTAGTTTTTAGCAGTATTACATATCTAATATAATATTTGTAGTAAATTTCTAGAATATAATTCTATTGATTACTATTGTGTATATAATTGGTTTTTTAACATTCCGTTTTTTTAAGTAAATTATGCCTTACGACTATTATTGAAATCTTCAACCATTTGTTTAATGTTAGTCATAAAGTCAATCATCTTTTGATCAGCACCTGAAAATCCAAATTCAACGACAATTTCACTTGTTTTCTCTTTATCATAGATAGCATCAATAATAAACATAGCCAAATCTAAATAATCAAGGCATATGTCTAGTCTATCATGAAAGATAGCAATAATATCTTCTTTATGGTGCTTTAGTCTAGTGTTGTGATTAGCACAAAAACGATCTTGGATAAGTTTGATATTGTTATACATGACTGCAATATCCTGTTCCATTCTTTGATCAATATCGCTAAAATCATCACAAATATGTAGAAGTTCTTGTAATTCATGCTTGATATTTGCAAGTGATGTTTCAACATCTTCTGTGCATTCAATTTCTTCTATTGCTTGATTGTTAAAGTCATATTCATGTTCTGCATAGTGTTTGAGTTCAATCTTGATTGTTTTATAGAGTTCAATAAATCTTGCTCTAGCAATACCAAAATATGACTCATGGTGTTCATCTAAGAAATCACGAAACAAGTTAGTTAAATGTTGATAGCCTTGACCAATATCTCTAAGATAAGATGTAGTGCAATCCAATTTCTCTAAGTCATAGATTGCCTCAAACACAATACCATCACGAATTGCATCTAGTAATTGAGATTTAGCAGTGCTAGTTGTAATTTTGTTTTGCTCAAGATTGTCTTTAATCAATTGCAATGTATCTAAAGTGTCCATTTTGTTTCCTTTGTTGTGGACGAAAAATATACCCATATCATGAGTATGCTAGTATGTGGGGTATTCTAAAATATATGATACTTAGATGCCCTTGATTGTTATTGTTCAAATGTTGCTGTTTTTGAACACATTCTTAAATTATTGTTTATATTTGACTGTTTTTGAACATTCCGTTTTTTTGAAATATTAACTCTTTTTCATGATGTCTAGGATTTCAGCAAAACCTTTGACCAAATCTTCTAAATCTTTATTTGCTTGTTTTACGACATCTAATTGTTGTTGTAATTCAGAATTTTGTCTTTCTAACAATTCAACACGATCTAGTTCAGCAATCATGTTTTGAGCAGTCTTTTTCTTTTGTTCTTCAAACTCTACAACACATAGTGGTCTAAGAAACAAAACAAATGCAAACAAGATTTCACTGATTTCTTCACAAGCATCATCAAAATAGCCTTCAAGTGTTTTTGCTTGTATGCTTTCGCAATAATCGCTATATGCACCTTCAAGTTGACCAATGATATTGTCTGTATCAGCGATCAGTTGCTTTACATCATATCTAAAGCGATCAAATGCATCATTAGCTGTGTGTGTAAGAGCATCTTCTAGTTGTGATTGAACATCTTCTAGGATAGATGGTAATTCAGAATTAGCTTCTTCAATATCATCTTCACAAGTTTCCATTGCAAAATAGTGCCAATCAAATTCTTCAGTAGAATATTTTTTGAGAGCATCTAGTGCATCTTGTGCTTTATTTACAATAAGTGAAATGCTTGTGAAACGATGATCGCTATTGCTATTATCAATAAGTGCATCTACGATTTCCATCAAAATATCATCTAGCAATTTATGAGTTTCACCATCAAGCACATCAGTGTAAAATCCCTCAGCCTTATCTTCAATTTGAGTGATTGCTGCTCTAAGATCAAGTTTGAGATTATATCTACCATTATCATCAACATCACACATAGAAAGCAATACTCTTTGTGCATAGATTGGTAACTGAGCTAAAACGATTTTGTGCATACGGTCTTGATCATCGCTATAAATTTCTGCAATTTTTGCTAATTCTGCAACGATCTTGGTAAGGTCTTTAAGTGTCTGTGTCACTTGTATTTTCCTTGTTTTTTGGTTGTTGTTGTGATCAATTTTTTAAAAATCAATCAAGTGATACAATAAGAATAGCAATCTTAATGTTATTCGTAAATCACTCATAATATAATTATAAATGCTACGATTGAGTTAAAGGTAGAGTGTTTTAGCAATAGTTCTAAACAATGCTAGGGATATTAAGGACGATAGAAACCTTTACATCCTACGATATTGCCCTTACTATCTCTAATTACATCAGGAACAATCACATCTACTCTACCAAGTTGAGATGCTTTTTGTGCTACGACAATGCTAGTGATATAATAGGTATCTTGCATTTGTGGTGGTAATCCTACGATTTCACCTAATCTTGTTTGTGACAAAGGGATTTCAAATTCCATACTATCAAATGTAGCTGAAATAGTAGGTAATTGTTCACTGTCAACAGAGCATCGTGCGACTACACCTGTTGGGGGGATACTAATCTTTTTATTATCTAAAAGTAGATCAATACTATGTGGGGTTATGTTGATGAACTGCATAACTATCCTATTCTAAATAGTGATAAAAAAAGCCTAACCATATAGATCAGGCAGGTAATCTTGTTAAGTGTTTTTAGCTAAAGTGTGGTTTTTATGTTCCGTTTTTTAGGCATATCGCCATAGTGGTCTAGTTATTTACCCCATTGTCCCCAAGAGAATGTTGGTACGACCACAGGTTTTTCAGTCTGTTGTTTTTGTTCATTTGACTTAACAATGTTTTTTAGGCTGTATTTTTCATTGTGTGGGTCTTCATATTCAGGTGTGCCTGGTTTGGGGTGGACGATGCTATCTCTACACATATTCATGGTCACCAAGCAATCAATCGCAAGTTCTCTAAGTTCAACTCGTTGTTCAAAGGTAGCACCATCATCAAAGCTAGTAACGATTTGCATTGTGCCACGTTTTCGGATTTTACCGTTTTTATCCCTAATTAGCTGAGTAACAACAGGACGATCTCGTTCAGTGTCTATGTTATTGACCTGTTCATAGATAGTCTTCTGTGTTGTATCATTTTGTCGCTTAAATTCAAGTAAAGTCTTTTTGATTTCAGCTAGACGACGTTTGCTAGGAACAACAGGAATGTCTTTAGGATCAATGTATTTAGCCTCTATTGCAAGATCAAGCAATTCCTTGATGATAGGATCATTTTGGAACAAGTGCTTGTAATGTAGGAATTTGGTGCTTGCAGATGCTGTTTTGTTGAAGATTTTTTGGCTTACAACATTAAGCTCACGATCAGAAAGTTTGCCAATGTTAGCTAGGCATTCAACGGCATCCTCAATGAAGTATTTGTGCTTCTGAACAAAACCTTTAGGAAGATTTACAACGGCTCTGTAGTAATTTTTGGGGCTATGATACAGGGGAAAGTCATATCGCTCAAGTTTGACACTGTAAGAGAGAAGTCGCTTGTTATAGTAATCAATTTGAGCTTTAGCATCATCAATAGCTGGTTGCATCAAAAGAACACCATTGTAATAAATGTCTTGAGAGTCATCATAATTTTTGCCGATGCGAGTCTTGTTGAGTGCTTCTTGTTTGGCAAGCAAGTCTGCAAGCATTTCAGTATAGAACTTGATGTTTTGTTGAGTAGCAACTCGATGACATTCAACATCGTCTGCAATCTCTGCAAGCATGGTGCGACTTGGCATGAATTTCATTTGTAGCCATTCAATAGCAAGTGCCATACGATCATCGAGTGTAGCCATATCATGTAGCATTGAGTAGCTATATTCACCTAAGCGAATTGTGATCTCTTCATGATTTGCAGAATTTAGCTTAATTTCAATGTTTAAAGCTAATGTTTCACCATTGATGGTTGGCTTGTTGTCAACGATGTCAATCTTGGATTGTGGTCTGTAAGCAGTGATTTTGCAACCTAAATGTTGCATTGAGCCTGTAGCATCATCGACATCGAACTCAGCAGTCACTCTAAAGTGAACATCATTGTCTTGTAATTTGCGAATGATCTTGTAGGTGAATTGTGATACTCGATCACACATTGTATTCCAACGATTTGCATCACAATCATACTGTGGTGCAGTAAATAAGCCGAACATTTGAACTGTCATAGCTGTACCCCTTAGTTGCAGGATAAAGAAAAAAAGTCATTGTCATTCATTGACAGGATACATTATATCATTTCTTAGTGAAAAAGTCAAATTTCTTTGTATCAACATTGAAAAGATAAATTAGATACTAAGTGCAAATTGTCAAGTTTAATCATAAATGTTTTTTAATCTAAAGAATGTTGAATAGTGATTTAAATGATCAGGTTTAGATCAAGTTTATATTATAGATTATTTATTAAACATAGTTTAAAATTCATGTATAAACATTCAATTTAAGATAGGTTATAAGCATTTTAAAGCATAGTCATTAAGTTTAAATAGGTATATAAGGGAAATGAACAGGTATCAATTCTTGGTATGTTTCTTAATATATTCTTGATTTTATTGTGATTGGTGCTGTTTTAACATATCAATAACAGGTACATAATCAAGTTTATCCATACCCGTTTTTTGTAGTAGCTCAATGAGTTGTTGCTCAGTAAGTGATTTGAAATCTTTCCTAATGATGATGTCAAAGAGTGCTGCTTTAACTGCTTGTCTTAAACAAGTAAAGTATTGGCTTTCTACCATAGAGTAATCAAGCACATCTAAAGTGTTTTTAATTGCTAAAGGTACTTGTGGTATTCTATGACCAAGTGTCAAAAAAACGGAAGTTTCAAAACAACCTAATTTATATGACTCTATATCTCTAGGTTTAGTTCTCTCTTTATAATTGGTGTAATCTTCTAGTAGTTGTTTTCCAAGTAGCATTTTTTAATCCCCGTTTTTTATTGAACAATGAATGCATCTATATCAAGGTAATTTACTAAGATATGTAAGCCTGTTTCATATTCAGCAAATCCATAAGAATTGTCGTCTACTGTTAGCCAATTGTTGATTACACCAAAGTATAATTCAATATGTTGCTCAGGTGATTTGATAAGCATATATCTCTCAGGATTAAATTCATAGTTTGCATCAAATGTCTTAGCATCCCAAGAGCCATTTAATTCATACACCTGTACGGTTGTTTTTTTGTTTAAAAAGTATTTCATTTATACCTTGCTTGTTGTTGGTTGCTCTATTATCGTATCAAGTTTGACTAAATTTGTCAATATATTTAGCTATATTATATATCAATATGCAAGGTCTTTGTTTGCAACCTGTAACTTAAATTTGAATTTTATAAAGTGATCATTGTGGTTTTTGCTTTAGGATTTCCTTAACCATATTGATTGTTTGTTTAATTTCATCTAAAGGTGCACCAAATTCACTCATAGTGTGATTGTTTAATTCCACAACCAAACGATCATAATCTTCGCATAGGTTATCAATGAACATATCAGCGATGCCTACATAATCAAATGGTAATTCTGCTCGTGGTAGAATATTTGTGCCTACATACATATCACATACCTGTGCCATCATAAATGTTGTAGTAGTGAACATGCTTGTAGATAACTCTTTATCATCATTGTCACCTTCTTTTCTAGCATTTACACATTGCATATAATCTGCCCTTAATTTTTCTAAAGACAATTGAATGAACAATGCTTGCTTTTGTGATTTTGCAATCGCACCGAATTTCTGCTTTGCTTGTAGTGCCATTTTGATGTCATTGATGAGATTTTCTGAGATGTGTCCAAATTTTTGTTGTAAGACACCAAACCAAATTTCATCTTGATCTCTTGTAATTGAGAAGTCTGTCATTTGTTTTTCCTTTAAAAGAAGGGGCGAATGGTAGTTTTAATTTCTTTTTCTTTGACTACAACCAATGTATCAAAAAACTCTCGATATTGTGTATCATTTTCGATCATATCCACCAAGTGTCCATTGTCAAATACATTTCTAGCTAATCTATAGCAGAATACCAATTGATCAATATGGCGATTATCTAAATCCTGATATAGAGAGATTGTTCCGTTTGATAGTTCTTGCACGATAGTGTGTAGTCGCTTTGCACCAGCATAAGTTCTATATAAGCGAATGTTATGTGGTACACCTGCATTCTCTAATTCTTGTAGAGTTGCATCAAATTCAAAGCTAAGGTCTAAAGACATTTTTTAAAGCTCCGTTTTTTCTGTGGTTGTTGTTGGTTTTTGTCATTGTCATTTAAGACATTTACAGAATAGCAATCTTAGTGTGTATGGTAAATATCTACAAATTGAATATTAAATTTGATATTGTTTTAATTTATGCTAAATATATCTTGTTTAGTTTAAGTCCAACAAAGAACTCTTGCTCCTTGTAGTGTAAAACGATCTTCTACTCATTTTTTACCACTTAGGCTAAACCTAATCTGCCATATCTATTCCGTATGGGGTTTTTACACCTTTCTTACCTGTATGGATAATTTCGCTAGATATGGCACCGATCTTTTGTTTATCAGTTGTGTATTACATAGTGTTTAGTCAAGGCACAATATGTGCTTGTTATTTCATGAAAGACATACCATATAGATATTTAATAGCATTAGCAACAAGGGAAATAAACTCATCTGATCCAATTTCGATTTTGTCGCCAATTGTAAACACTTTTCCATCTCGAAAACGAGTGAAAGTTTGTGGATTTTTGTAGCCAAGAAGTCTTGAATTATAATCTTCAGTAGAGCCTACAATGGTCAATCGTGTTTCGCCATATTCACCTGAGCATGTTAAAAGAAATGTAGCAGTACATGGTTCTTGGCACTTCTCTTCTTTGTAGCCTTTAGGGTACTTCTTAGGAATGATCAAAACATTTTCACTTTGTTGTTGCACATTTTCTACTAATGGCAACACTTTTAATTGGGGGATAATGCTATGTAGCATGGTAAACCTCTTTGTTGTGTGGTTTTTGCTATTCAATTTTTTATGAGAAAAAAGAAAAATAAATTGAAAGCAAGTATATTATAACATTCTAAGTGCGAATTGTATATGTCTAGGGAATTATTAAATATTCAGTGTAAATAATATAAGGTATAAAGTATAATGTTTAGTAATCAGTCCACCTTGCCTTAAATCCCCTTGTATCATAGTGTACCCAACCATTTGGTCGTGTGTATAATCCAAGTCCACCTTCAGATAGCTTTTTTTCCCTAATCAATTTGTCAATGATTGCAAACAAATCTTTAGGTGCAATGTCAGTTGCTCTAATATCTGCTGCCATAGCTTTTGTATGGTATGAATTTTGAGCTCCTTTCACCTTAATGTTAAGTGCTTCATCACGATAACCTGATAAAATAGAAATAGGCTTTCCAATATTAGTTCTAATGATTTGTAAATTCTCTAGTAGTTTAAGTGCATTAGGTCTAAGATTGTCAGGGATTTTACATGCTCGTTCTAATTCAGATAATGTAAAGTGTTCTGTTCTAAAATCTTCAGCAGTTTCTATCTCTGTTTCATCTAGTTCAATATTATCAAATTTAGGCACTACTCTAGGTGTGATGATAATAGGTGGATTAATCTTTTTAATAGTCATTATGTTTCTCTCTTTGTTAATTGTATCTAGAGAGTATATATCATTTTTTCTTTTTTACAATCCCGTTTTTTTGTGTTTAACAACCACATCTATCAAAGTATCTACAATTTACACTATCGTTTAGGAATTGCCTACATTCCATCATTTTTTTAGCATATTGTCTTGTTTTGTTAGTTTTGTTTTTAGAGCAAAAATTGCTACCACTTGCATATTCACTAAAGACATGACATTCACTTGGTGATCGTTCAATGATTTGTTCTAAGTAATCTACTGCAATTTGCCAATCTTTCTTCTTAGGGAATTTTTTAAGATTAGATGGCATTACCTGCATGATACCTCTAGCACCGTCAAGGGCAACAACATTGTATGTAAATCTACTCTCATTAAATGCAATGCAGGTGATATAGGTTAGGTCTACTCTATCGTTGTATGCGACAACATCTGTAAGTAGTTTTCGACAATTTACTTGGAACTTTGATTGTGTTCCATATTGTTTATATAATTGTTCTTGATAGCTAGGTGTGATATTTCTAACAGAGTTTACTGTCATATCAATGTAGTGTTCAGCTATCATTTCGCAAAGAAAGTCTATCATTTGGCTCTCACTTGTGAATGGTAAAGAAAATACATACATTTTCATGTATTCAATCAGTATATCAATCTAAGTAGTGATTGTAAATAGCTAGAAATTTATGAGAAATTAGAAATATTGCATTGAATATAGAAAAGATTAAAGAATAATATCCACAAAGTTATTAGTAAGTGCCATATTTGCATCCATAAATGCATCTCTCTTTAGTAATTCAGTCAGTGGTTTTTTCTTAATCTTTGTATGTTTAGTATAGATTTCTTGGATAGAATTCATAATCATATCTAAAGCTACCTTTTCATCTTTTACTTTCTCATATGTCATTGATTGAGATGTGCTAAAGGATACCTGGTGTACCATCATTGTAGCATATTTTTGCATATACCGTTTTTTACCTGCAACAGATAGGAATGTGCCTGCTGATGCTACAAATCCTTCTACATAGGTGTATACAGGTACTTTACAATTAGCTATGTAATGATAAGCATTAAAACCTGCATAAACATCTCCGCCCTCACTAGATATGTGCAAATGAATGGGTAAATATTGTAAAGGTATCTGTGTTCTAAAGTGTACATCAAGCATATCTATTTCTAGTTCATTGATTAGTTGGATTAACTCTACAACAGTATCATCTGTAATATCGCTATAAAAATAGATATGGTGATCTGCAATTTCAATACGGTGATCTTTATCTGTATCTTTTGTGTTTTTGTATTTCTTAATCAATTTGTTTCCTTATCATTGGTTTTTTATATGGTATCTAAGATAAGGTTTTTGTCAATTCCGTTTTTTAGTGGTGTATTTTCTTTATATATTTCAAATAGTTATAACTACTCTCGGCATTTTTAGTAGTGTAGTGATGATTTTGCCAGCTATTAACTTGCTGTGATCACAAGTTGTTTTGATCTACCATTGTTTTTAGTGAGTGATACATTGATTTCTAGCACAAATTCACGATCACCATATTCTAGTTTAAATGATCTAAAGGTAGGTGCATTTTCATTGAATGTAATCATTGAGTGTGCTTGACTTAAATCATGTGTCAAAAATCCACTATCAATTACAGATGTGGCAATTTCATTTGCAAGTTCTTGATCATTGGTGCTCCATGTATTTGCTGATATAGGTGTGATTGTGTAGTTTTGCATTATTCTTCTCCTTCAGAAAAGGTTGGTAGTGCTTGTTTAAGTGTATCTAAAGCAATGTGTGTGGGCATAGGTTTTTGTTCTAAGAAATATGCCTTAAATTCATCATAGCTTGGATCTGTAAGTTGTGTAAGAATGTTGTTGTATAGTTCTTGAGATTTTTGATCTAAGAAAGAGTATGCATACTTGATTACTACATATGCTGCTTTAGGCATAACATTCACCAAAATTTGATCTCTAGTTAAAAGAGCAATATGGTTTAAACAAATCGCTCTAAGCATAATCTTTAACTCATCAAATGCTTGATCATCAGGTAATAGTGATAGTGTATGATATACTAAAGAAATGTGCATTGGCTCTAGTGCTAGTTTAATATCTAAAGCAATTGCATCATATAGATTACTATCAGGATTTAATAGTAATTTAGTAATCGCTTGTTTCTGTTCTTCAAGGGTTTTATACATTCCGTTTTTTTCCTTGTGTGGTTCGGGGATTTACACTTTAGCATACCATACTTGATATGTAAAGATTTTTCTATTTATTTAATCTCTTAAAAATAGATTTCTTTTTATGTACTTGTGGCACAATTTGTTCTTCTTGTGTAGGTTTTTTAGTATCACCTATAAGAATTGTTTCATCTGTAAGTCTATTTTTTAAATATTTTACAGTTGGATTATACCTATCATAAACATAATAAGTGTGCCTAGAACGGTATAGTTTATTTTCTTTATCCAAATAGTTTGTAAAGATAAAGTATGATCTATACGGTAAGTTTTTTTTAGAATTAACAATTATTACTACTTCAGAAATGCCTGTGTTACCTAAGGTGATTTCTTCTCGTTCATATTCTGCTCTTGTAAATAAGATTTTTGCAGATTGCTCACGATCTCCCATATATCTAACAGTACACATATTACCATGATATTTAGCATTAGGTGCTTTGATTAGTATTGTCTGATTTTCAAACAACATAACCTCTGATTTGCTAAAATCAATAGTAAATCGTTTCTTTAGTCGTTTTAACATTTTGTTCTCTATTGTTTTTATATATTCCGTTTTATATCTTATAGTTTAATAGCATACAGACACTATAATATCAACATGAAGAGCTAAGATATGCTAATCACCATATTACAATCATGGCTATGGCAAATCACAACAAATCCATTATTATGAATAGTAGTGTATAGCTTGTCAATTTCCTTAACATAGATTTTGATACCATCGTATCTATGCATGAATGTCTTGTGGATAAAGTCAATTCCTGCAGTGTGATCGCTATCGTTTGTATCAACAGTATATAGCTTACTTGCCGAATGTGCTTGCCAGCCAATATTGTAAGCATCAAGGTGAACAGTGGTTGAGTCTGTATTTCTTAGCTTGACCATTGTTTTAAGCAATTCACCAATGGTTTCTGTGCAAAATTCAAGTTGTGCTTCATTTTCATATTCATCATCTGATTCACCTGAATAATATTCCATATCCAAGATATGATCATCATCTAAATATTGTTTGTAATTGTAGGCATCTCTCATAGAGTTATCCTTGTGGTTGTGGTTGTGTTTAGCACCATATCATGATGCAGGTGGTCGTGCTTGTATAAGCCATATTCGTACGGTCTAACAAGTCATTATTCTCAAAAAGGTTTTAATCAGTGTTATAAATCTAAATATCCATAGGTTTATAGTCTTAGCACATTTCAACAGAGCCATCACTAAAATCAAGTGTAAATTCATCAAAATTACATTCTCTAATGTCTTTGATAGAACTATTTGTTGAGTGGTAGCAACGGTATGTGCCATTGTCTGTTGGCAAAATCTGTACAATATTAGCGATTTGATACTTTACATAAAAGGGCTCACCATTATGTTCAATACATGATCTTTTGAAATTGATCTCTTGTGTTAAATTGTAGGTATCAAGGTACTGTAGGAAATCAATAGAGTTATTCTGTAGGGTTTCTGTATTCATCAATATATGACTCCCATACTCTATTAGTCCATTCATTTTCTTGTTCGTATTTACGAATGATTTGTTGGATTTCTTCATCTGTTGGATTGTGTGGAATACCCTTTAATCGTTCATCATTTGGATCTACTAATTCAACGACTGTGATATACCTGCTAGGAAGTACAGGTGGGGGATTTTCTTTATCTACAACAGGTAATTCAAGATGTAATTCTTTCATCATCTTATATGTCCTTGTGTGTCTTTGGTTGTTGGTATCATAAAAAGAAAGTGTATCAATTTATGATAGATATATAATAACATTCTTAGTGTAGAGTGTATAGTGCTAAGGATTTTTTTAAAATTCCGTTTTTTTATCAATGATCATGCAATAAATTTACATAATCTCTGTTAAGTTAAGCATAGTATCAAATTCATCATAGCTTAATTCGCCTAAGTCCTTTTTATTGTTTTTAAGGATTGACCAATTTACACCTGTAACCATAATGGATTTAGCAAGTAATGTAGCAATATGCTTAGAGTTTTCTCTACCTACATCATCATTGTCTAAAAATAATACAACTTCACCTGCAAGTTTAACAATAGTGATTGCTTGAATATCTGTAAGTCTTGCCCCCATAAGAGCAACAATGCTATAAGTACCTAAGAGATCATGCTGCTTTAGGTATTGATAACCTTTAAGTAGATCAAACATGCCTTCTGTAATAATCAAGATGTTGTTCTTATGTATAAGGTGTTCGCCCATAAGATATTTACCCTTATTAAATTCCCAATAGTTTAAATACTTGGGATCAATGTTAGGTACGATTGATCTACCTACAGCACCTCTAAGAATGTTGTTTTTATCATATACAGGTAGCATTACTCGTTTTTTCTCACGATCATAGCCACTTTCAAAATCCTTACAAGTATCAAGTGTGATACCACGATCTTCAAAGTATTTATGGTATTTCTTCTTGTAAGTATCCCATAGAGAAGTATCTAAAGGTGTATCTTCTTCATATTTAGGCAATAGGTAATTACCATTATTTCTAGCTTGATTGTTAGTGATGTCATTGATTAGTGATAACACTTCATCTTCACTAGGTAATTCAATCAATGTAGCTTGATCAATAGCAACATCAAGTGCTTGATCATCAGGTCTATACTGTTGTAATTCAAGTAGCATTTTAGCTAAAGAGATATTTTTATACCCACATGTAAAACAGTGAATGATACAAGGCTCTGCATCTTTAACAAGGATACCCATACTTGGTTTATTGTCCTTATTAAATTGGTGTAGTTCTCTATATTCAGCTAAAGGGCAACAAACAATAAGATTATCACTTGCACCTTGTCTTGAGTATATACCTATGGATTTTAATAGGTTAATGATTTGTTGTTGTTTCATCTTTTACTGTTCCGTTTTTTCAGTAAGAATAAGTGATAGAAAAGAAATTATATATATAGTATAGGTATCTAAGTAAAATCAATCAATAGCTTAGATTAAAAATCAATATCACCATCATCATTCATATACCAACCACTTGCATTTGTATTCTGTGTAGTTTGTTGTGTAGTCCATTGTTTAACAATAGTGTTATTACTATCCCAATCACTAGAAGAATGCATTTGTGTATTGGTCTGTATAGGTTTAACAGGCTCAATGATAGGTTTGTGATCCCAAGTGATAGGTTGTTGTGCTTTAGGCTCTACAACAGAATAGTCAACATCATGATCAACTTCTTTGATTACACCTTTGGATAATAGCCAATCAAGTTCAATTTGCCCCATCTCTGTGCCTTCACGATTTTTAAGAATTTTGATTGTAGCTCGTTCGGAATTTTTTTGATCTTCTGAACGGAATAAACCTAATATACAATCAGCTTCTTTTGCAACATCACCTAAAGCAATATTGCTTGCATTACCATTTGTGTTTGATGCTTCTTTAGAGAATTGTAATGATACAACAATGGGAATGTTTTTCTGTTTAGCAAGTCGCTTTAAATCTCTCATGACATTGGTAATTCTTTGCCACTCAGGTGCATTTTGGTTTTTTGATCTATCATCAGGTATCATATATGCACCATCTATAAATAGAATACCACCTTTGTATTTATCAATCTTAGATGCAAGTGCCATAACACCACCACTCTCTTCAAGTAGGTGAAATGGTTGGTAATTAAGCTGAGATTGTTTTTGTAATTCAATATTCCATCTCTGTTCTTCAGATGAGTTGAGATCACCCTTACGAAGTTCTTCATAGGATAGATTGAATTTGAGTGCATCTAATCTTCTACCGATTTGGTTAATCGGCATTTCTCTAGTATCAAACATAACGATCTTATTTGAACACTCATGAGCATGAATTGCTAGTCTACAAAGTAGCCAGGTTTTACCCACACCTTGTCTAGCAACAATGTAATTAAGTGTACCATCTACAAGTTGCATATAACCATTAAGGCTAGGGAAAGGTGTGATGATACCTTCAATACCATGTTTTGATTGAATTTGTTTGTATTCATCAAAGCGATCTAAGCCACTTGAACTCCAATTGTCATCTCGTGTTTCAGTAGCAAGAATATCTGCTTTAGCAATTGCTGATCTTAATTTATCATCAAGAATTACAAAAGGGTCTTTGTTACCTTTGAGATTGATTGCAATGTCTTTGGATAATGTGAGTAGTAGATTACTAAGGAATTGTTTTTTAGCTTTAGCAATGTAAAATTCAATAGGCTCATCACACTCTACATACCTATCGGTAAAGGTGGGGAATTCTGAACACAATACATCTGCTGATGGTTGGCTACCGTAGTTACGATAATAATCTTGGATAAAGGTATAAATATCCCTATCCTTATCTACAAATACTTCAGGTGATAAGCTATCAATAACCTTTTGAATTGTAGTTTGATCATCTAAAATGATCCTTGAAAAAATGTGACCTGAAATGTCCATTTAGTGTTATCCTTGTCGTAGGTGAGAACGAGAAACCTTATATGTTGATAAAAGGCTATCTGTGAATGTTGTTGTTTCTTTACTTGGATTTTCCTCATCTAGTGTTACCAAGTGGAATGGGATTGGTGTTCTTAAAAGAGTAGCTTGACAATCTAAACGATTATTAAAAACAAGAATATCTAGTTTAATGTTTAGATCATCAAAGCATACATTTATATTATCATACTTAACGATAGTGATCGAGTGCTTAATAAGTACACTATGTATAAATAATATTCGTTCTTTGTTAATGACATAGCAATTCTTAGTATGATCTAGTGTAAATAATGTATTTATCTCAAACCATAATACTAAGCTATCATTTAGTGATTTAAAATCTAAATTACCTTTTAACATTACTATGCCTTTTTATATGTTCCGTTTTTTTAGCTAGGATTAACGATTGTTTTTTGTATCTCTGCTTGGATTTTAGCACGATTGTCTGTAGATTTAACCTGAATAGCAATCATTGACTCTAGTAAGATAGCCATAGCAGAGTTTTTGTACCTATCTTTAAATTCATCTGGTGACAAATTTGTAGTGATGATAGTTACCTTTAGATTTCGTGATCTTTTTCGCAAAAGGTTTTCAAAGCATAGTTCTGCCCAACCACTACCACTAGCATTATACTCTTTACCAATATCCTCAATCAAAAGGATTTCGACATTTTCTACCCATCTAATGATAGAATTATCAGGATCGAACATCTGATTGTTTATATAAATTGCTCGAAGTTCATCACCTAAAATAGTGTATGCAGTGTAGCCAATATGAGCAAGTTCTTTAAGAATAGCAGTAGCAGTCCAAGTTTTACCTGTGGAATTGTTACCCCAAAGAAACAAGCCAATACCTTTAGGCTCATATTTAAGTGCAAATTCTTTAACATATTCTTTAGTGATTGTGTAGTGTTTGCTTTCTTTAGGTAATGTATCTAGGGACGATTGCCAATATCGTTTACCTATGTTTAATCTATCAAGTACCTTTGGTGTAAGTTCTACTTTAGGTCTTGAGTATTGTTGTTGTGTCATCTGTATTTCCTTGAAAAAAACGGAATAGAAAAAAATATATCAATGATTGATATGGTATAGAGTATAACGATCTAAGTGTGATTAGTATATATCTAAGGTATTTTTTAAATTTCCGTTTTTTTTGTTGTTGTTATGTTTATGTTTAAGTTTGAGTGATTATCTTACATACCTTTAACCAAATCTTGGTATTCCAATTCATCTATATTCTTATGTTCATACATAGATGTAAAAATTCTATGCTTAGTTGCAAGTGTAGGGATTGTTCTAAAAGCATCATCAGGTGCTAAAAGATTTGCAAATACTCTTGTCCTTGAATTAGTTCGTGAATTAAATGCCTCATAGATTTCCACAAACCATTTATTTTTATATGAGTATGTTTTCATTAGCTTGTGTCTTGGTTTTTCTTCATCTACCAATAATTGATCAATCAAGCAACCTTTTAAATTTAATGTAGTGATTTGCATTATGACTACTCCTATGTTGTATTATGCAAGTAGTCATACTATATATAAACAAATATAATCTGTCAATTATTCATCATCTAACTTGATACCAAATCCAACTTCATCACCATCATCTCTGTCGTTGTTATCTTTATGGTGTGATCCCCATTTTACATTGTTATCAACTTTTTCGTTCTTGATAGCTTGTGGGAAGATTGAATTTCTAAAACCATAGAATAGTCCAATGCTAGGATATGACCAATTGTATTTCTTCTTTAGTTCTTCATAGTTGGTAAAAAACCATTGAATTGTATCTGACAAAACCTTACCACCAAAATGATCAGCGAGTTCTTTAAGTGATGTGCGATCTTTCATTGAATGCTTAGGGGGTGGCAAATCAGCAAACTTAGTGCGATATAACTCATCAAATAATTCTAAAGCAATAATAACAGCATTAGTGCTACCTTCTTGTATAGCCTTTTGTTTTGGTGCTGCCTTTCGTGTGCTTGCCTTTTTATCAGCAGTAGCCATAAGTGTTTTAGTCAGTGTACCTAAAGCATCTGTATTATTGATCAGTTGGATAGGTTTTTCTGTGCTACCAGCAGGCACAAGTTCAATGTATCGTTGTTCACCACTATCTGTTGTAAGCATGATTGCAGGTGGTGATTGCTCTGTTCTAACAATTGGTTGTTCAGGTGCTACATATTTATCAATGTATACGACTTCCATAGCTAGTTCTTGTTGAACAATGTTGAAATCCTTAAAGAATGTATCTTGTAAGTAAATGTGATTACCTTGAACGACAATATAACCTGTACGAGATGCAAGTAAGTCTACTGCATATTTATTGACACAACATCTAGTAGTAAGGTTATCTACAGTAGTGTTGATACCAATGATTTTATCTGCCAAGCATACACATAGCATAAGAGAGTGTTGGGGTACGATCTCACCTATAACTGAATGGTATGTAGCTAAGAATTTGATAAGTGCTTGCACAATATCTCCTTGTTGTTGAAAAAAAAGAATATCATAAAAGATATAATCAATTATAATGTTCTTAGTGTGTGTTATAAATATCTAAGCATATATAAATATGTTCGTATTTTTTTACCTATTATCTATTTTTTAATATTCCGTTTTTTCTAGTCTAGTTTAGTATGATCTTAAATACCCCATAACATATCTTTGGATTTGAGATAATCACTAAAGATTGTGTTTGTCTTAATATTGCCTAAATACTTGTAGATATTTGTGATTTCAATCATTCTACATAGTGCAGTAGTTCTAGGCACATCATCTTTAAATTCCTTACGATCATAGCTTGCATGGTTCATATACATATAATCCACTAAAGGGATTATGACTGCCTGTAGCTCATCATTGTCAAGTCCATTTGATTTTGCAATCTCTTGTAAGGTAGCACAAATTTCTTCACATTCTTCATATGTTGATTGCTCATGTTGTTTAGCAATAGTCATAGAATTGTAGCTATAATCTACATTTAAGAAATAGAGCTTTTCTTTTTCAATGTTGAATACTCTTAATCTTAACCTTGTTTTGTATTTTGTGTCTGACATTTGTTGTTATTGTCTTTCTCTTTGTGTTTCAACAGTTCTGTTG